CGGCGGGATCGGGGTTGTTTTTGGGGTCAGACCCCAATTTGGGGTCTGACCCCGAACCAAAGTCCCACACTTCGTGGCGGAAATTAGGATTCTTCTCCAGCTCTATGAGCGAAGAGCGGATCCAACGACCCAGGCGATAAGGTCCAGTTCCAACAGGGTGAGAGGCGGTGTCGCCGGCGTAAGACTCAATCACTTCACGCGCCACTATTCCATACATGGGTTGAGCCATGGCGTGTGAAAAATTGTAATCAGTGGTTTTAAGACGAATCTTAAGGGTGTAACGGTCCAGCACCTCTAGTCCCGCAATAGATGCATTGTAATTAAAGTGCCCACTCTTGCGCGCTTCATCACCCAACTCATCTAAGCCGATAATTTTTCCATCTACCAAAAACTTATAAGGAGAACGATTTTTGGGATCCATGAAACGCATGATGGTGTACACCACATCCTGTGCCGTGGCTTCGCGCAATTGCCCTTTAAACACCGGATCGGGACAAAAGTAGACCCCCTTCTTGAGAGTAAACACCCAGGTTTTACCTTGGTCGGTCACCACAGGCATGGTGGCCGCCAAACGGGGAATTAAGCGCACCGGGCGGGCCAGGTAATCGTAGGTCAGCAGCGCTTCAAAGAGTTGCTGCTCAATGGCGGCAGTGTTGAGATCAGAGGTGGCCACTGGGTCAAAGCCGGTTTCGGCGGCAGAAAGCTCGAGGTGTAAAACTTTTTCGGGGGTGGCTGCATAAGCCAGACTGACCATGCACCCCAACAGAATTATGAGCCTCTTGGCCATATGGTTTATCATACCGAGCAAGCCTAGAGGAGATGCTATGGGATTTCTTGTCAACAAGAACATATTGATTACCGGTTTGCTAAGCAATCGCTCGATCGCCTGGGGTATTGCTCGTGCCATGCAACGCGAAGGGGCCGATATTGCCCTCACCTACCAAGCCGAGGCCGTACGGGCTCGCGTAGAGAAGCTGGCTGAGGAATTGGGAGTAACGCGGGTATACCCTTGCGATGTGGCCAATGACAGCGAAATTGATGCCTTGTTTGGCCAGTTGGGTCAAGACTGGGAAGGTTTGGATGGCCTTATTCACTCCATAGCCTACGTGCCCCGTGAAGCACTTTCGGGAGATTATTTGGATGCAGTGACCCGAGAAAACTTTCGCATTGCCCACGATGTCAGTTCCTACAGTTTTTCTGCGTTAGCTAAGGCCGGATACCCGCTCATGGCCGGGCGCAATGGCGCGCTGATTACCCTCTCCTACTTGGGCGCTGAGCGCTCCGTCCCCAACTATAACGTAATGGGGCTAGCCAAGGCCAGCTTAGAGGCCAGCGTCCGTTATATGGCACAAACCTTAGGTCCCCGTGGCATTCGCGTCAACGGCATTTCTGCCGGACCCATCAAAACATTGGCCGCTGCCGGGATTGGAGATTTCAACAAAATCTTAAATTACGTAGAGGCCTCAGCCCCCTTGCGTCGCAACGTCACCATTGAGGAAGTGGGGAACGTGGCGGCGTTTTTAGCCAGTGATTTGGCTTCGGGTATTACCGGTGAAATTATTCATGTGGACTCAGGCTTCTCCACCACGGTGCCCGGTTACAGCGAATAAGCTTAGTTCTGCTTTTGCTTTTCCAGAATAGCCTTATTCACCAGACGGAAACTGCCCTCTGTGCGCAAGGCCGCCAAAAATTCAGCCATCACCTCATCACCGTACCCACGGACCAAACCTGTTTCAGCTTGCTTGCGACGTGCGGCATCGGTGATGGTTCCAGGCACCACAGCGCTGATCTGTGCAATGACATAACTGCCATTAGCGGTGGCACTGCCTGTGTAGGCGGGTAAATGATTGGCATTGGCCTTAAAGACATCAGCCACCAAACCTGATGGCAAACCGCCCAAGGCGTCCTGACGATTAAGACGGCGCACCGCGGACCATTTGAGGCTAATATTTTTTCCCGCTTGCAAGTCAGCCAAACGGGCGGCACCTTCCTGGGCTGCCAACTTACCTGCTTCTTCACGGCGCAACAGCTGAACAATAATCGGCCCCACCTCATTTAAGGGGCGCGCGGTGGGCGCTTCATATAAGGTAACGTGGGCCGCCACCAAGACATTGGGCGACACTTCAATGGCTTGCGTGTTGCGTCCGTTCTTCACCGACTCAGGGGCAAATAATGCCGCGATTAATTTGGGGTTGTTCAAGAGCGGGTCCTGCGCTTGTCCTGCATGGGTTACCCAACCAGAATCTTTCAAGGTTAACTTTAAGCGCTCTGCAGCAGGCTTTAAGCTGGCGGATTGCTCGTACACCAAATTGCTAAAATTTTCTGCGGACTCAGAGAAGCGCTGCCCCACCCGTTGCCGGCGCAACTCTGCGGTAATTTCCGGTGTGGCTTCAGCAAGCGTTTTACCCTTGGCTGTTTTAATATCGGTAAGGCGAATAACGTGAAAACCAAATTCGGTTTCAACGATGCCGCTTACTTGATTGGGCTTCAAAGAAAACACGGCATTCTCAAAAGCCGGTGTCATAGCGCCGCGGCCAAAATACCCCAAATCACCACCAGTGGCAGCGGAGCCTGGGTCTTGCGAGTATTTCTTGGCAATAGCCGCGAATTGCGAGGGGTTGGCATTCACTTCAGCCAGTGCTTTTTCAGCAAGGGCACGTGCTGCAGCGCGGTCGGCATCCGGCGCTTTGGGTGCCGCTAAAATTAAAATATGACTGGCGCGACGTGTTTCTTGTCCGCCCCAACGGGCCTTATTGGCAGGGTCTGCGTAGGCTTTGGCCACATCTGCCGCACTGACTTCAATGCTTTGCGACAATTGGTCCGCCGAGAGCACGAGGTACTGCACCTTGACGCGCTCTTCTACTTTAAAACGATCAAGATGGCTGTCGTAATATTTTTGAATGGACGCATCATCCACTTTTACACGATCCAAAAATGCATCTGGTGTTATTTCAGCCACACTGACGTCACGTTGTTGACCAGAGAGGGTCAGGAACGCGTTCACACTCACTTGCGGCACCCAGTCTGTGGTAATGAGGCCTTCTTGCACCAACTCATTTTTTAAGTCATCCCGCAGGCGTGATTCAAACAAGGCGGGGACCAAACCGCGGGCATGGAGCGCTTCTTCATAACGTGCTTGGGAAAAATGGCCGTTATCCTGAAAAGGTTCGATGCGGGAAATTTCACTGACCAACAGATGGTCTGGAATAATGATATTGGCATGATCGGCATAGCTGGTAGCCAAATGGCGATTAATCAGCGCATTCAATACCTCCGAGCGCAGTTGAGGGGTATCTAAGCTTGCAGGATCTAGGGCTTGATCGCGGTTATTGGCGCGCAGTTGCTCCTGCTGAGAGCGCAGGGTTTCATTAAACTCGGCCTGAGTAATGGAGTATCCATCCACCTTGGCCACAGTATCGGCAGTGCCGCTTTGACGGAAATAATACTCAAGACCGAACAAGGCAAAAGGGACAGTGATGGCGACCAAAATAACCTTAGCCACCCAGGTTTTGGACATGGAACGAAATTTTTCAAGCAACATACGACACCCCATGCATCAATTCAGTAAAAAAGGGCGAACTCTCGTTCACCCTTTTACCAGCCATAACCCTTAAGCGGTTAAAGCCCTTATAGCTTGGCGGAGTGGACGGGACTCGAACCCGCGACCCCCGGCGTGACAGGCCGGTATTCTAACCAACTGAACTACCACTCCTAAACGGCACACTTCACGAATTCCCGGCCAGGGAAAAAACGCTGGTGGGTGCTGACGGGTTCGAACCGCCGACATTCGCCTTGTAAGGGCGACGCTCTACCAACTGAGCTAAGCACCCAAAGACTGCTAGTTTAACGCATCCTTCAACGCTTTGCCAGCACGGAACTTAGGCACCTTGGCCGCTTTAATCTTAATGGCAAGGCCTGTACGGGGGTTACGCCCGGTACGCGCGGCCCGTTTGCCCACATAAAAGGTGCCAAAACCCACCAGGGTCACCTGACCGCCCTTTTTAAGGGCACCCTTCACAGCCGCAATGGTGCTGTCCAGAGCGCGCCCCGCAGCCGCTTTAGAAATATCTGCTGCATCGGCAATATGATCAATCAATTCTGTTTTATTCACTGTGATGTCCCCTTTTTTTATATTGGCTACCTTAACAAAAAAATGCATTTTTTCTCTGAGAAAAATAGCATCAGCGCAAGCGCTCTATCTGCGTCTCCCTTTATAAAATTCTGCACCGTGAGTGTCAACAGTTTTTTTTAATTACTGCCATGCGCTGTACACCAATTGGAAAATTTTTCCAAGGGGTTCGCAAAAAAACCTGCTGTGGGGCGCAGGTTTTTTTGCAATGCAATACTACATAAAACAGAGATGGCCTCTACATTAGTTGACCTAGATCATTCTTTTCTGTTTCAAGCATTTAATTAGTGCTTAATCTGAACCGGTGCTGTTTCGGCCAAAGGGGCTGGAATAACAGCCACATCAACACCTACTTCCACCAACGGGCTGCGCTCCAATGCCACGGCCAACACCTGATCAATCCATTTCACGGGATGGATTTCTAGCTTATTCTTAATATTTTCAGGAATTTCTACCAAATCCTTCATGTTCTCTTCAGGAATTAAAACGGTTTTAATGCCGCCACGGTGGGCCGCCAACAGTTTTTCCTTCAGCCCCCCAATGGGCAAGACTTCACCGCGCAGGGTAATTTCACCGGTCATGGCCACATCAGAGCGCACGGGAATACCGGTCAACACAGACACCATGGCGGTGACAATACCTACCCCCGCACTGGGGCCATCCTTAGGGGTGGCGCCTTCTGGTAAGTGAATGTGAATGTCCGCTTTTTCGTAAAAATCTTCTGGAATACCCAATAGGCCAGCACGGCTGCGCACCACACTGAGGGCCGCTTGGATGGATTCTTGCATCACATCACCCAACTTACCGGTGGTGGTCATCTTGCCTTTACCGGGCAATTTGGCCGCTTCAATGGTCAATAATTCACCGCCCACCTCTGTCCAAGCCAAACCTGTTACCTGGCCCACTTGATTGATTTTTTCGGCCATGCCGAAGGTGTAGCGACGCACCCCTAAATATTTTTCTAGATTGCGTGAAGCCACAGTCACTTTGGCTTGCTTTTTCACCAACACCAAAGCCTTCACTACCTTGCGACAAATCTTGGCAATTTCGCGATCCATGGCCCGTACGCCCGCTTCACGGGTGTAATACTGCACAATGTCGCGCAAGGCCGTTTCGCTAACCGATATTTCGGTGTCTTTTAAACCGTTGGCTTTCAGCTGCTTGGGCAACAGATACTGGCGTGCAATATTAATTTTTTCATCTTCCGTGTAACCTGCCAAACGAATCACTTCCATGCGATCTAACAAAGGAGCAGGAATATTTAATGTGTTGGCAGTAGCCACAAACATCACATCCGACAAGTCGTATTCCACTTCAATATAATGATCATTGAAGGTATGATTTTGTTCGGGATCGAGTACCTCTAGCAAGGCCGAGGATGGGTCACCACGGAAATCTTGACCCAGTTTGTCCACTTCATCCAATAAGAAAAGCGGATTGCGCACACCCACCTTGGTCATGTTCTGCAAAATCTTGCCGGGCATAGAACCAATGTAGGTGCGGCGATGGCCGCGGATTTCGGCTTCATCGCGCACGCCGCCCAAAGCCATGCGCACAAACTTGCGGTTGGTGGCCCGTGCAATGGATTGGCCAAGCGAAGTCTTTCCTACGCCCGGTGGCCCCACCAAGCATAAAATGGGTGCTTTTACCTTGTCCACACGGGACTGCACCGCCAGGTATTCCACGATGCGCTCTTTCACCTTATCAAGACCATAGTGATCTTCGTCCAGAATGCGTTCGCAAGTTTTGAGGTCATTGCTGATGCGCGTACGCTTCTTCCAAGGCAACCCCACCAACGCGTCGATGTAATTGCGCACCACTGTGGCCTCGGCCGACATGGGTGACATTAAACGCAATTTCTTAAATTCTGCATCGGCCTTGGTGCGCGCCTCCTTGGGCATATGAGCCCCTTGAATCTTTTTTTCCAATTCTTCTAAGTCAGCGCCGTCTTCGCTGTCACCCAGTTCTTTTTGGATGGCTTTCACTTGCTCGTTCAGGTAATACTCGCGTTGACTTTTTTCCATCTGGCGTTTTACGCGCCCGCGAATGCGTTTTTCCACCTGCAGAATGTCGATTTCGCTCTCCAACACCGAGAGCAAATGTTCAAGGCGTTGTTTCACGTCAAACATTTCCAGAATCTGTTGCTTCTGCTCAAGTTTTAAGGGCAAGTGAGCGGCGATGGTGTCGGCTAAGCGACCGGCATCATCAATACCGGCGAAGGAGGTTAATACCTCAGGAGGAATTTTTTTATTAAGTTTTACAAACTGTTCAAACTGGGCCAGTAAGGTGCGGCGCATGGCCTCTACTTCCGGATGGTCCATGGAAAGTGGCGCCACCATTTCGGCCACACCGGTAAAATGGGTTTTTACATCAATCACTTCACTCACGCGGGCGCGCTGCGACCCCTCCACCAACACCTTTACGGTGCCGTCAGGCAGCTTTAGCATCTGCAAGATGCCCGCCACAGAGCCCACTTCATACAACTCCTCAGGCTTGGGCTCGTCATTGGCGGCGGATTTCTGTGCCACCAAAAGAATACTCTTACCGCTTTCCATGGCTGTTTCAAGAGCCTTAATGGATTTTTGGCGGCCCACGAAAAGTGGGATGACCATATGAGGAAATACCACCACATCCCGTAGAGGCAATAGGGGTAAATCGACTTTTTCTTGGTCGGAATCAAACAATGAGGTCATGGACGGGTCCCGTAATAAGGTGCGTTAGTACAGATATAGGGGCTCTTTCCGATATTTCAATGGTAAAAGCAGCCCAGCCTCAAACGCTGGCCACCTTAGGCTGATCGGCATAGATCAACAATGGGCGGTTGTCGGCACTAATGCAGTCTTCGTTCACCACTACTTTGGTGACGTTTTGCAAGGTGGGTAAGTCAAACATGGTGTCTAACAAAACATGTTCAATAATAGAGCGTAATCCACGAGCGCCGGTTTTGCGGGCCAAAGCCTTGCGGGCAATGGCGCGCAAGGCGTTATCGCGAAACTCAAGCTCAACATTTTCCATAGCAAAAAGCTTCTGGTACTGCTTGGTCAGTGCATTGCGAGGTTCGGTCAGAATGCGCACCATGGCGTCCTCGTGCAATTCCTCCAAGGTGGCCACCACAGGCAAGCGCCCCACAAACTCAGGAATCAGGCCAAATTTGATTAAATCTTCCGGCTCCACACCCGAGAGCAGCAAGTTGGCATCGCGGCCGTCTTTGCTGATCACTTCAGCACCAAAACCAATGCCACCTTGATCGGAACGATCGCGAATCACGCGATCCAGGCCGCCAAAAGCGCCGCCACAGATGAACAGAATATTGGTGGTATCTACCTGCACAAACTCTTGATTGGGGTGCTTACGCCCCCCTTGTGGAGGTACCGATGCCACCGTGCCCTCAATTAATTTGAGCAAGGCTTGTTGTACACCCTCCCCAGACACATCGCGAGTAATGGATGGGTTGTCGGATTTGCGTGAAATTTTATCAATTTCATCGATATAGACAATTCCCCGTTGGGCTTTTTCCACATCGTAATCACATTTCTGCAACAGTTTTTGAATGATGTTTTCTACATCTTCACCCACATAACCGGCTTCGGTTAAGGTGGTGGCATCCGCAATAACAAAAGGCACGTTTAATAAGCGGGCCAAGGTTTGAGCCAGCAATGTCTTACCCGAGCCCGTGGGGCCAATAAGCAAAATATTGCTCTTGGCCAATTCCACATCGTGTTCTTTGGTTTGGTTGCGCAAGCGCTTATAGTGGTTATACACCGCAACCGCCAAAATTTTCTTGGCTTTGGTTTGGTCAATAACGTACTGGTCAAGGATGTCGGCGATTTCTTGCGGTGAGGGCAGCTCAGATTTAACACTCTTCACTTCAGCGCCCTGAATTTCTTCGCGAATGATGTCGTTACACAGTTCGATACATTCATCGCAGATGAATACCGAAGGCCCTGCAATCAATTTGCGCACTTCATGCTGACTTTTGCCACAAAAAGAGCAATATAGCAGCTTTTCGCTACCCGCCTTTTCAGTCATAACCGCCCATCCTCAAATAGCCCAAAACGGAGCTTTGTTTAGTGTAAACCTTTATTGCTGATATTTCACGCGGCGCTTTCAGCGCGGTTGCTGATGACGCGATCAATAATACCGTATTGACGCGCCTCATCGGCACTCATAAAATTATCACGGTCCGTATCTTTTTCAATCACTTCAATAGATTGGCCTGTATGTTTGGCCATCATTTCATTAAGCCTACGACGCAGATAGATAATTTCTTTGGCTTGAATTTCAATATCGGATGCCTGACCCGACGCACCGCCCGAGGGCTGGTGAATCATGACCCGTGAATTAGGCAAGGAATAGCGCTTGCCCTTGGCGCCAGCGGCCAATAAGAAAGCGCCCATGCTGGCCGCTATACCCATACAGGTGGTGCTGACATCGGCTTTAATAAATTGCATCGTGTCATAGATTGCAAGGCCCGCAGACACCGAACCCCCTGGTGAATTGATGTACAGACTAATGTCTTTATCGGGGTTTTCCGATTCCAAAAACAACATCTGCGCCACAATCACGTTGGCTGTATCTTCTGTCACTGGTCCCACCAGAAAAATAACGCGCTCTTTCAGCAGGCGGGAATAAATATCGAAAGCACGCTCACCACGACCGCTTTGTTCAATCACCATGGGGATTAACCCCAAACCGCGTGGGGTCAGATTTAAATCGTTGCTCATGGGGGTATATCCTTTAGCGGTTATCGACCAATTGTTCAAAAGGGGTGGGTATATCCTCGGTCTTGGCGCGAGCACAAACCCATTCCACTACGTTGTCTTCCAGCACCAAAGATTCCACTTCATGCATGCGCTCGGGTTGCTGATAATACCAGCGCACCATTTCAGCCGGCTCTTCATAAGCGGCAGCCATATCCTCGATGACCGCGCGCACTTGTTCGGGTTTGGCCGTTAATTTTTCTTGTTGCACCAGTTCAGACAAAATTAACCCCAGCGTTACGCGGCGCTGTGCTTGCTCGGCAAACAATTCATCCGGCAAAGCCACTTCTTGTTTGCGTTGCGTACGCGCTTCTACTTCTGCTGTGGCACTTTGGCGCAGACGTCCAATTTCTTGATGGATAAGTCCTTGAGGAACGGTCATGGGGGTAGCGTCCAACAACGCCTGCATCACTTGATCTTTCACTTGCACTTTAATGCGGTTGCGCACTTCGCGTTCTAAGTTCTGCTTAAGCTCGGCGCGCATAGTAGCCAGGTTGCCATCGGCCACACCCACTGAACGGGCAAACTCATCATTCACATCCGGCAAAATGGGTTGCGATACAAGGCCGGCTTTTACTTCAAAGCGCACGGCTTTACCCGCCAATGATTCTGCGTGATATTCCGCGGGAAAAGTTAAATCGAAAGCGCGCTCTTCACCAGCCTTAATGCCCGTGAGATTGGACTCAAAGTCGGGCAGAAACTGCCCTTGCCCCAATACCACATGCTGCCCTTTCGCCTCACCACCTGGAAAAGGCTTGCCCTCTTGATAGCCAATAAAATCCAGCACCACTTGGTCGCCCACGGCGGCAGCGCGTTCTACGGCCTCAAAGCGCACGCGTTGGCGACGTAGGATATCTAAGGTGCGCTCCACGTCAGCATCACCCACCACCGTTACAGGACGGCGAATGGCGGTGGTCGACACGTCGCCTACTTTTACCTCAGGGTACACCTCAAAAGTTGCGGTAAATTCAAACTGACCTTCGGTTGCCCCTTCGTTTTTAGCGTCAAAGCGTGGCAAGGTGGCTACACGCATTTTTTGCTCGCGCACGGCGTTGCCAAAGGTGTCCTGGGCCAAGTCGCTCAGGGCTTCTTGCTGTAATTGGCCAGAATATTGTTGTACCAACACATTCATGGGCACTTTACCGGGGCGAAACCCCTGCATACGGGCTGTTTTGGCGATTTTTTTAAGCCGTACACCCACTTCGGCCTGCACGGCTGCCAAAGGCACCGACAGTTGAATGACGCGTTCAAGACTGCTAGGTTGTGCTGTTTCCATTACCGTACCTTATATAAGCTTGCTAAATGGGAGGTCTAACCTTGCATTATACAAAAAATAGGGGATTTCGGGTAAGCTGACCGCACTCTGGCACTTTCAATGGCAATGACAGCTTCTTTAAACCACCCGATTCTCGAAACCCGCAACCTTTGCAAGGACTTTAAGGGATTTGCCGCCGTATCGGGCGTTAACCTTAAGGTGGCCCGTGGCACCATTCATGCCCTAATTGGTCCCAATGGCGCTGGAAAAACCACCTGCTTTAACCTGTTAACACAATTTTTAACGCCCTCCTCAGGGCAAATCTTCTTTAACGGCCAAGACATTACCGGAGAAAAGCCGGCCCATGTGGCGCGCCGCGGCATTGTGCGCTCTTTTCAAATCTCAGCTGTTTTTCCTCATCTTAGTGTATTAGAAAATGTACGTATTGCGCTGCAACGCCCGTTGGGCACCAGCTATCATTTCTGGCGTTCACAAAACTCCTTACACGGCCTTAATCATCAGGCCCTAGAATTGCTGGATCGCGTAGGGTTGGCCGCTTACGCCAAGCAGTTGGCGGTGGAGCTGCCCTACGGACGCAAGCGCGCCCTAGAGATTGCCACTACCTTGGCGCTTAACCCCAAACTCATGTTGTTGGATGAACCCACGCAAGGCATGGGACATGAAGACGTGGATCAGGTTATGGCCCTAATTAAAACGGTCGCCATCGAACGCACTGTATTAATGGTGGAGCACAATATGAAAGTAGTGGCGGGAATTTCCGATCGCATCACCGTATTGGCACGTGGCTCGGTATTAGCAGAAGGCACTTATGCCGAGGTGTCCTCCCATCCTGAGGTGATTACCGCTTACATGGGGCAGGAGGTCGCCGTATGAGTGACGGCACTTGCTTGCAGGTAGAAAACCTTCACGCCTATTACGATGAATCGCATATTCTGCATGGCGTTAACTTTTCTGTGCAACAAGGGGAATGCCTATCCTTATTAGGACGCAATGGTGCTGGACGCACCACCACCTTGCGTGCCATTTTGGGATTAACCAGCCGACGCACCGGTTCGATAAAGATTAATGGCGCAGAAACCATTGGCTGGCCGGCCCATCGTATCGCGCAGTTGGGCGTGGGGTATTGCCCTGAAGAGCGTGGGATTTACGCCTCGCTTAGTTGTGAAGAAAATTTACTCATGCCGCCTCAAGTAGGTGCTGAAGGCATGTCCGTGACAGAACTGTATGAGCTGTTCCCCAACCTCAAAGAGCGGCGCCATAGCCCGGGTATGCGTCTGTCCGGTGGCGAGCAACAAATGTTGGCTTTGGCGCGCATTCTGCGCACCGGTGCGCGGCTATTATTGCTGGATGAAATTTCTGAGGGGTTGGCTCCTGTCATTGTGCAACGACTGGCGGAAGTGATTCGTCTATTGAAAGAACGTGGGTACACCATCGTTTTGGTGGAACAGAACTTTAAATTTGCCGCTCCATTGGCGGATCGATTTGTGGTGATGGAACATGGACAAATATGCATGGACATAAATCAACAAGAGTTACCTGAAAAAATGAGCCGACTGAATCAATTGCTGGGTATTTGACCACCTACTGGAGAAGACTATTTATGAAAACAAAAAACACATCGCAACGTGCCCGTACCGTTATTGCCGCAGCCGCACTGGCCTTAATGTCCTCGCTGGCACAGGCCGAATTTTCAGATAATGTCGTGAAGATTGGCGTGCTTACCGATATGTCCGGTGCTTATTCCGATCTGGCAGGGCCCGGAGCGGTGCTGGCTGCCAACATGGCCGTGGAAGATTTTATTGCCAAAGAAAAACCCGCGTTTAAAATTGAAATCGTCAGCGCTGATCATCAGGACAAAGGGGATATTGCGGCCAATAAAGCACGGGAATGGTTTGACCGCGACAAGGTTGATGTAGTCACCGAATTGGTGAACAGCTCCACGGCTCTGGCAGTCATTAAAGTGGCTAAAGAAAAGAATCGCATTGCTTTGGTAACCGGCGCCGGATCTTCGCGCATTACCAATGAGGATTGTAATGATGTGACGGTGCATTGGGCCTACGACACTTACGCCACCGGCAATGGAACCGGTAAAGCCGTGGTGAAACAAGGGGGCAAGACCTGGTACTTTCTTACTGCCGACTATGCTTTCGGCCAGTCCCTAGAAAAGGACACCACAGCTGTGGTGTTGGCGAATGGCGGACAAGTGTTGGGTTCGGTAAGGCACCCCTTCCCCAGCACAGATCTCTCTTCTTACCTCTTAAAAGCACAAGCATCTGGCGCGCAAGTCATAGGTCTTGCCAACGCCGGGGCCGATACCATCAACGCCGTAAAGCAAGCCTCTGAGTTTGGTATTACGCCCGCACAGAAGCTGGCCGGCTTACTCATGTTCATTACCGATATTAACAGCCTGGGACTTAAAGCCACGCAGGGCATGTATCTGACAGAAGGGTTTTATTGGGACATGAATGAGGAAACGCGCGCTTGGTCCAAACGTTATTTTGATAAGCAGAAGAAAATGCCCACCATGGTACAAGCGGGTCTGTATTCCGCCATCACCCATTACTTGGAGGCGGTGAAAGCCGTCAACTCCGATGATACGCAAAAGGTCATGGCGCAAATGAAGAAAACACCCATTAATGATTTCTATGCCAAGGGCGGCAAAATTCGTGAGGATGGCCGCATGGTGCATGACATGTACCTTATGCAAGTGAAGGCCCCTGCCGAATCGCACTACCCATGGGACTTCTACACGGTGCGCGCCACCATTCCCGGTGCCGAGGCTTATGAACCCTTAAGCCAATCACGCTGCCCACTGATTAAAAAATGATCAGTGTTTTAGGCATGCCGCTGCCGGCGTTGCTCAGTCAGTTGGTACTGGGGTTGGTAAACGGCTCGTTCTATGCATTGCTAAGCTTGGGCCTGGCGGTGATCTTTGGCATGCTCAACATTATTAACTTTGCCCATGGGGCACTCTATATGATGGGCGCCTTCGCGGCTTGGATGCTGCTTACTTGGTTCGGTGTGGATTATTTTGGCGCGCTATTATTGAGCCCATTGCTGGTGGGGGCTTTGGGGTTGGTCATTGAGCGCACCATGCTGCGACGCCTATATCGCATCGATCACCTATACGGTCTTTTGCTCACCTTTGGTCTGGCCTTAATTTTTGAAGGCTTGTTTCGCGATCAGTTTGGGGTGAGTGGCGAAACCTATGAAGTACCTCAAGTACTTACCGGGGCGGTTAATTTGGGGTTCATGGTGCTGCCCAAATATCGCGTGTGGGTGGTGGCGGTATCATTAACCGTATGCTTCCTCACGTGGTTCGTCATTGAAAAAACGCGTTTGGGTTCCTATCTGCGCGCTGCCACTGAAAACCCCAAACTCACACAAGCCTTCGGCGTTAATGTTCCGCGCATGGTGATGTTGACCTACGGCTTTGGTGCCGCCTTAGCGGGCTTAGCCGGCGTTATGGCGGCCCCGATCTTTCAAGTAAGCCCCTTGATGGGCTCCAACTTAATCATTGTGGTGTTTGCCGTGGTGGTGATCGGCGGCATGGGTTCCATCTCAGGCGCTATTTTTACGGGCTTAGGTCTGGGCGTGATTGAGGGCATGGCCAAAGTGTTCTACCCCGAGGCTTCCGCCACCGTGGTATTTGTCATCATGGCTGTTGTGCTCATTCTACGCCCCGCGGGACTATTTGGACGCGAATCTTCATGAACCGCCGCGCCTTATGGATGCTGTTACTGATTGCCTTGGGGATTGCAGCCCCCACCCTGTTCTACCCCGTTCTGCTCATGAAGATTCTCTGTTTTGCTATTTTTGCCAGCGCCTTTAATTTACTGCTGGGGTATACCGGTTTGCTCTCTTTTGGTCACGCCGCTTTCTTTGGCGGAGCGGCTTATGTGGCGGGTTATTTAATAAAGGATATGGCGCTGCCCCCTCTGGTGGCTATTTTAGGGGGCACATTAGCGGCCGCATTCATGGGCGGGTTGGTGGGTCTACTGGCCATTCGTCGTCAAGGCATTTACTTTGCCATGATTACCTTGGCCATGGCGCAAATGGTTTATTTTGTTTGTCTACAATTGCCGCAAACGGGGGGCGAAGATGGCCTGCAAGGTGTACCGCGTGGCAGCATCGTGGGGTTAGACTTAAACAATGATTTAACGCTCTATTACGTTATTTTAATTTTCTTCATAGCCGTATTTGCACTCATTTACCGCACCATTCATTCCCCTTTTGGCCAAATACTAAAAGCCATTCGAGAAAACGAACCACGTGCCATCTCCTTGGGTTATGACGTGGCTCGCTATAAATTATTGGCCTTTGTGTTGTCATCAGGCTTGGCCGGATTGGCCGGCGCCCTTAAGGTGTTGGTGTTTAAATTTGCCACCCTCACCGACGCTCATTGGCACACCTCCGGTGAAGTGGTGCTGATGACCATTCTGGGCGGTATTGGCACCGTGTTTGGTCCCGCTGTAGGCGCAACCATTATCGTCACCCTCGAGAGTCAGTTGGCCGATAAGGCGGGCTCCTTAGTCACTGTCATTATGGGTTTTATCTTCGTGCTGTGCGTATTAATGTTCCGTAAAGGTATTGTGGGTGAATTGCTAGAACTGCTAAAAGGGGTCAGACCCCACTAGGGGTCTGACCCCAACGTGACCCCAGCGTGCGCAATAAGCGAGTAGCATGGAAGGCTCAAGAGTTATGCGAGAGCTGCAATGCATCTATCCTTTCATGGTGCCAACCAAGAAGTCACCGGGTCTTGCCACCTCCTGCATTGCGCCGGCAAAAATATCCTCATTGATTGCGGTCTGTATCAAGGTGAGTATGAATTAGACAAGCAGAACTCGGGTCCCTTTGGTTTTGAAGCGCCTTCCATTGATTTCGTTATTCTCACCCACGCCCATTTAGACCATTGCGGTCGATTGCCTTTGTTGGTGCGGCGCGGCTTTCAAGGGGAGATCATTACCACTGCAGCCACACGAGAACTAACCCGTATTGTGTTGCTGGATTCGGCCCACTTACAAGAAGAAGAATCGCGCTACCAAGCGCGCAGGAACGCCCGTCACGGAAAACATCCACTATCAGCCCCACTCTACAGCACGTTAGATGCCCTTAACTGCCTGGATGCCTTCGGGCGCACGGCACAGTACAACCAACCGCTTGAAATTTCACCGGGTATAACGGCTACGTTTTATAATGCGGGTCATATTTTGGGCTCCGCCAGCATCTTGTTTAATCTTGAAGAAGGCGCTGTCAAAAAGAGTGTGGTGTTTTCAGGGGATATTGGCAACTCGGGCAGTCAAATTATGCGCGACCCCGCCCCGCCAGCGCATGCCGATGTGGTGATCATGGAAACCACCTATGGCGATAGACTGCACCGCAGCCCCACAGAATCTATGGCGGAATTGCATGAGGCCATTAACACCACCTTGGCGCGCGGCGGCAATGTGGTTATTCCCACCTTCGCCCTTGAGCGCACGCAAGAACTACTCTTCATCTTGCGCGAAGGCTGTGACAGTCAACTATTACCACAAAATATGCCGGTATTTCTCGATTCACCCATGGCCATCTCCGCCACCGAAGTATTTCAACATCACCCCGAATGCTACAGTGAAGCCACAGCAACATTATTCGGCACTGATCACGACCCCTTCACAATGAAGGGGTTTCATGCTACGCGTGAAACAGCAGACAGCATGGCTATCAATCAGATCGTAGGAGGCGCGGTTATTATGGCGGGGTCAGGAATGTGTACCGGGGGGCGCATCCGCCACCACCTCAAGCATAATTTATGGCGCGAAGAGTGCAGCATTGTTTTTGTTGGTTTTTCAGCAAAAGGCACCTTGGGGCGACGCATCATTGATGGGGCCACATCGGTAAATATTTTTGGTGATGACATTGCGGTGCGCGCCCAAATCCACACCATTAACGGTTTTTCAGCACACGCCGATCGCGATCACTTGCTGGCCTGGCAACGGGCCATCAGTCCTGATTTAACCGTACTGGTGCACGGCGAATCCGCTGCCATGGAATCCTTTGCCAAAACCTTATCACCTTCGCGCGTGAAAATGCCGCACCATGGACAAACCATAACGCTATGAAACTAGGGGGTAAAACTAGGGGTCAGACCCCGCATGGGGTCTGACCCCTAGTTTTACCCCCCTAGTTTTACCCCCTAGTTTTGTTTGCGCTGGAATATGGTACTGTTATCCATACTTATTCAATAATTGATGTAAAACCTTACATTATGAGCTTAGCCGCTGGTATAGAACTCTCATTTATTAACGACATCACTACCCAGTTGTTCGCTAGGTTTCTGCTGGTGTCCGTGCTGGCCTTTATTGCGGGCCTTGAATTTCGCGAGTACTTGGCCGGAGATAAAGCCCATCAAACTATTGGTACGGCACGCACTTACACCTTTGCCGCTATTCTGGGATTTGTGCTGTACGCCCTTGACCCTTCCTTTAAATTATTTATAACAGGAATGGTTTTTTTGGGCGCATTGTTCAGCCTTTTCTACTTCCGCAAGCTGCAATCGGACCAGCGCGGTATTTTGCAATTGCTAATTGGTATGATTATTTATACCTTTGGCCCCGTGTCGCAACTCATGCCCTTATGGTTTTTGGTGCTGCTCTTTGTAGCATTAATTTTTATCCTCAGTGCCCGCCCCGTCACGCATCAAATTATTGAGCGTATGGACCAAGGTGAATTGCTCACCTTCGCCAAGTTCTTACTGCTCTCCGCTGTAATTTTATCCCTGTTGCCCCATGAACTGGTCACTGCGCAAATACCCGCCTCACCCTTTAGCATTTGGTTGGCGGTGGTCATTATTTCAACCATTTCTTACGTAGGCTATATTCTGCGTCGCTACGTGTCTCACAAACAAGGTTACTTCGTTACAGGGCTGTTGGGTGGGCTTTATTCCAGCACGGCCTGCACCGTGGTGCTGGCACGCGCCACGCGCTCACAACCCATTCCCAATCGCGCTTTACACGCTGCTATCTTGGCTGCTTCTACCATGATGTATTTGCGTCTGCTGCTCCTGGTGGCTGTACTAAGCCCGGCGCTGTTACCCCTTGCCGCACCGCCTCTCATAACAGTGGCTCTCGGTACTTTGGCTTTGGCCTATTATTTTTCTAAATTAGGCGATCAAGCACCACTCGTCCCGACCGAAAAAGACGTCAACCCTCTTGAATTGGGTACAGCCTTTTTATTCGCCATAATTTTTATTGTGATGTTGGTATTAACGCGTTTTATCGCCTCAGAATTTGGCACCAGTGGATTAAAAATGCTGTCCTTCGCCACAGGCCTTACAGATATTGACCCGTTTGTACTGTCTCTGCTCAATGGAGCTTACGCCAAATTAGCCCCCGGCGACCTAGCCGGAGCTTTGCTGATTGCAGCGGGCAGCAATGGGTTTTTGAAAGGCATTTATACGGTAACCTTGGGGAATTGGCGCGCCAATCGCGCGGTATTGATGTCGCTATTTTTGATTGGGGGTCTCACCATGTTGTGGGGCCTGCGTCTGTTTTAAGAAAAAGAAGGTTTGCCGTCCAGACTAATGAGGTGCTGCAAGTAGTTCACATGCTTCCCGTGCGATCACACTGCCTTCATCTGTAGGGATTACCCATACTTCCACCGCGCTCTGAGCGTCATGAATAGCCACCCGCCTGTCACCCGTAATCTGATGATTGCGTGTGTCATCAATCTTAACTCCTAAGTATTCCAAGGAATGTGTTACAGAGGCCCGTAGATGTGCATCGTGCTCTCCTATGCCGCCACTAAAAGTCAGCACATCTAGGCCACCCAATACAGATGTTAATCCCCCTGCTTCGCGCACGATACGATTGGTAAATAAACCGATAGCACGCTCGGCGCGCATGTCAGTACTGGCACGCAAGGTACGCATGTCAGAAGATATTCCTGATGCACCCAGAAGCCCTGATTGGCGATAGAGGAGATTTTGCAAACCTTCCTTACTCCAGCCTTGTTCCAGCAAAAACAACAGCACGCCAGGGTCCAAGGCACCGCAACGCGTTCCCATCACCAATCCATCTAACGTGGAAAACCCCATGGTAGTGGCCACACTTTTACCCGCTTGGGTGGCGCAGAGGCTGGCCCCATTGCCCAGATGAGCCATAAGCACACGCCCCTTTGATCGTACTGAACAAGTCTGGAGTTCATCTCGCACATACTGATAGGACAGGCCATGAAAACCATAACGGCGCACACCTATTTCGTATAACGCTTCGGGTAATGCAAACCGTTTTTCTGATTCGGGCAGGGTGTCGTGAAAGGCCGTATCAAAGCAGGCCACTTGAAGTACTTGTGGCATTAGTACACGGAAGCGCTCAATGCCGGCCAGATTATGGGGTTGATGCAAGGGCGCTAAGGGATTGAAGGTCTTTAGACTTGCAAGAATCCCATCATCCACCCGCACGCTACGCGTGAACAGACTGCCACCGTGAACCACGCGGTGTGCCACGGCCACGATCTGTGGCGCGCCTGCTTGTTGGGTAAGCTCTGTAATGAGCGTTTCAAGCTCGTTCTCCACAGAGTTGCCCTCCAAAACGCCCTTAAGATCAGCAGGTCCAATCCCCGCGGAGGTTAGAGGGTAGCGAGCAAACTTGAGTGTGGAAGAGCCTGCATTAACCGACAGAATGGCCTGGGATGCCATTGAGAGCATTTTAGGGCTTGAGGATACGATTATGATGGGCGATCAGCTTGGTCAATAGTGCTGATGTAATGCGCGAAACCGACCCATCCGATCGACTGGTGAGCGCAATGGGTACAAGACCCCCCACCACCACCCCGCTGGAGGTGGCGCCGGCCAAATATTCCAACTGCTTGGCCAGCATATTGCCTGCTTCCAAATCAGGTACCACCAAAATATCTGCATATCCTGCCACGGTGGATTCAATGCCCTTAATGCGCGCCGCTTCATCGGAGATGGCGCAATCAAAAGCCAAGGGGCCGTCCAACAGTGCATTGGTAATTTGCCCGCGATCCGCCATCTTGCATAAAGCTGCCGCTTCAATAGTAGAGGGCATGGAAGGGTTTACGGTTTCAATGGCTGCAAGGATAGCCACCTTAGGCTGGTTAACACCCAGAATACGCGCCAGATCAATGGCGTTTTGGACAATATCTACTTTTTCAAGCAAGGTGGGGCGGATATTTAAACCCGCATCAGTAATCAGCAGCGGTTTATCGTAGAGTGGCACTTCGAAACGAAACACGTGAGAGAGGCGCCGTTTGGTGCGGAACCTCAAATGAGTCACCGCCGCATGCATGAGCTCATCCGTATGCAAGCTGCCCTTCATCAAGGCTTCAACTTGACCATCCACAGCCAATTGCACCGCTAATTCTGCTGCAGCATGGCTGTGAGGGGCGTCCGCCAGTTCAATACCCTTAAGACTAATACCCGCGGCAGATGCAAATTCGCGCATGCGTGCAATCGGCCCTACCAATACGGGAATGACCATGCCCTGTGCCGCAGCATCGAGAGCACCTTGTAAGGCCCCCACTTCACAAGGATGCACCACCGCACAACGAATGGGTTCAAGCGAAGCCGCTTGGTCCATTAAGGCTTGAAGGTGACCTGCTGAAAGACTGGATTCATTCATGCCGCATCAACCTGAAGAATGCAGTTGGGAAGTAAAAATATCACATCAGCCCGTTTGAAGATGAGGGCTGCTGGTTAAAATTAGCAATCCAAAGCTCTAGTTGATCTGCCGTTAATGCCTTCGAATACAGATAACCTTGGTAAAAATTGCAGCCCATAGACAACAGCAACTCTTTTTGTGCAACGGTTTCAACCCCTCCTGCCATCACAGGAATTTTAAGCGCACGCCCTAAATCAACAACAAATCGTACAAATGATTCATCAAGTGAATTGGATAAGCTAATCGATACATTTCTCAAGTTTTTGGCTGGATCCATTTTTTTCAACTGGTTTAAATTGCTCTAGATCATCGGAACATATGATCAATGGCGTGGGATTGGTTTAGCAACACATATAAACCAACTCCTCCTAATATGGCACAGGCATAAGGCAGCTGGTGAGAACGCTTTGTAAAAATATAGAACAGCGCCAAAACACCCCCTGACAATGCCACAAACAACAAACAAATCCATAAAGGGCCCGGCCCCAGAAACGCGCCTACCACTGAGAACAGCTTTACGTCTCCGGCCCCGATTAACGAAAACAGATAAAAAGGCAACAACATCAAGAGTCCAACAGCTGCCCCATAAAGCAGTATAACCGTGGCTGGAAACCCTGTAAGGTAGGCATTAACAACCGCCACCAAATAGCCCACAACAATTAAGCTGTTGGGAATACGCCGCGTTTGAATATCGAAAAATGATGCTGCCAGCAGAATTAAAATTAGTATAAACATTAGGTTGCATAGATTATACCTAATATATTCATAACCCGTTACTTCATGATTATAGATGTCGTGATGGGTAATAGGGCGCTCGTCCAATAACGCATCAAGGATTCTGCTGTTTTCACGTAAATAGCTCTCTCACTGGTAGAATGGCGTTGTGCCGCGGTGGCGAAATTGGTAGACGCAGCAGGTTTAGGTCCTGCCGCCGTAAGGTGTGGGGGTTCGAGTCCCTTCCGCGGCACCAAATAATGGGGTCAGACCCCATGCGGGGTCTGACCCCGCATGGGGCGTTGCCTCAAATTCACTAAATTAAAACACTATGAAAATCTCCCTCCTTCAGTCACGCGTAATTTTAGTCACTGGTGCTGGTACGGGTTTGGGACGCGCGGCGGCACAGGCCTTTGCCGCACAGGGCGCTACAGTATTGCTGCTGGGGCGTACGGAAGAACGATTAAATGAAGTGTACGACCTGATTATTGAAGCAGGTCACCCTACTCCCGCTGTATTTCCCTTTGATTTAAGTGCCGCTGATGAAGCGGGTTTTGAGGGTTTGGCCCATACCATCGCCCAGCAATTGGGTCGCTTGGATGGCATTTTGCACAGTGCAGGCCGCTTTATGCCTTTAGGGCCTTTGTCCGGTCAGCACCTGTCACAATGGCTGCCGGTTTTTGCCACCAACCTATTCGCGCCCTTCGCCCTGACGCGCAGCTGCCTGCCTTTGCTATATGCAGCACCGGACGCCTCCGTATTGTTTACCGCTGAAGAACATGGCTTGCACCCCGCAGCACTTTGGGGCGGCTTTGGTATCAGTCAGGGCGCCTTGGTGAACATGGTGCAGGTGTTTGCCGCCGAATGTACCCTGCCTCATGTGCGCTTTAACATCCTGGTGCCCGGCGCTGTGGCCAGCCCTATGCGCGTGCGCACCCATCCGGGCGAAGTGAACCGCAGTCAACGAGATCCGCAGGAATTAATGGACGCTTACTGTTATTGGATGGGGAGCGAGAGCCGTGGGCGCAACGGCGAGGTTGTTCGTCCCTAATTTATGTGGCGTTTCGCAACGTGGTCACCGCCGCCTCAATACGATCAATGGCGGTGATGTCTAAGCCTTCAATTTTTTGTTTGGGTTTATTGCCGCGCGGAATAAGGGCATGGGTAAAGCCCAATTTGGCCGCTTCTTTTAAGCGCTCTTGCCCCCGTTGCACGGGCCGCACTTCTCCAGCCAAACCAATTTCACCGAACACCACCCACTTTTCAGGTAAGGCGCGCCCGCGCAGGCTCGACACCACCGCCATCATGACGGCCAAATCTGCGGCGGGCTCGGCAATCCTCACGCCCGACACCGCATTCACAAACACATCTTGGTCAAAACACGCCACACCCGCATGACGATGCAATACCGCCAGTAACATGGCTAAGCGGTTTTGCTCCAACCCCACCGTAAGACGGCGCGGCGCACCGCCATGGGTTTCATCCACCAAGGCTTGAATTTCCACCGCCAGGGGGCGCGTACCCTCTAATGTCACCGTAATACAAGAACCCGGTACGGGCGCATCGTAGTGAGATAAGAATAATGCCGAGGGGTTGGTGACTTCTTTTAAACCCATCTCGGTCATGGCAAAAATGCCCAACTCATTTACCGCCCCAAAGCGGTTTTTAATGGCGCGTACCAAGCGAAAGGTAGAGCCACCCTCCCCTTCAAAGTACAACACCGTATCCACAATATGTTCCAACACACGCGGGCCCGCCAAGGTGCCCTCTTTGGTGACGTGACCCACGAACACCAACACCGGTCCATTGCCCTTGGCCACGCGTGTGAGTTGCGCAGCGCATTCGCGCACCTGCGACACCGACCCCGGGGCTGATTCTAAGGCTTCGCTATAGACAGTTTGAATAGAATCAATCACCACCAAGGTGGGCTTGCGGGTCGTGATGGCGTTGATGATTTTTTCTAATTGAATTTCAGGTAGAACCGCCACCTTGCTGCAATTGAGCTTCAGTCGATGGGCGCGGGAGGCCACTTGTTCGGGCGATTCTTCACCGGTGACATACAACACGGAATGCTGTTGGCTTACATGGGCCAAGGCTTGCAATAATAAGGTTGATTTACCAATTCCGGGGTCGCCCCCCAGCAATACCACGCCACCGGGCACAAAACCACCGCCCAACACGCGATCCAATTCGCCAATCCCGGAGGGAAAGCGTTGGATGGATTCGGCTTTTATGGCATCCAGCATTTGCACCGGACGTGCGGCGCTGAGTGGTTCGTAACGGGAGGTGGTGCGGGATTCTTGCAGCGCTTCTACCAAGGTGTTCCAGGCTTGGCAATGGGGACATTGGCCCTGCCATTTGGTGGTCTGGCCGCCACATTCGGTACACACATAAACAGCTTTGGCCTTGGCCACGGCGCTCAGTAGTCGCTATTTTGAAAGCTGGCGCCCGGGGCAGCAGCAAAGTTTTCAAAGCGGGTGTAGTGGCCCAAGAAGGTAAGCCGCACAGTGCCAATAGGGCCATTGCGTTGCTTGCCAATAATAATTTCAGCCACGCCTTTGTCGGGTGAATCTTCGTTATACACTTCGTCGCGGTAAATGAATAAAATCACGTCCGCGTCTTGCTCAATGGCGCCGGATTCGCGCAAATCGGACATCACCGGGCGCTTATTGGGGCGCTGCTCTAAGCCGCGATTTAACTGCGACAAAGCCACCACCGGCACATGCAAATCTTTGGCCAAGGCTTTTAGTGAACGAGAAATTTCTGAAATTTCTGTGGCGCGGTTCTCGCCCGCACCCGAGACCGACATCAATTGCAAATAATCCACCACAATCAGTCCCAGGCCACCGTACTGGCGATGCAGGCGACGGGCGCGAGCGCGTAAGTCTAAAGGGTTAAGCGCGGCGGACTCATCAATGTAAATGGGCACGTCGTTTAATTCACCCATGGCGCGGGTAAGACGTCTAAAATCTTCATCGGTTAAACGCCCAGTGCGCAGCATATGCTGATCCAGACGCCCGTGGGAACCCAAGAGACGCATGGCCAATTGACTGGAGGACATTTCCATACTGAAAATAGCCACCGGCAATTTGGTATCAAACCCCACGTGCCCCGCAATATTAAGAGCCAGGGCGGTTTTACCCATGGACGGACGGCCGGCGATAATAATGAGATCGCCTTGCTGAAAGCCGGAGGTTTTTTCGTCCAAATCCACAAAGCCCGTGGGCACACCGGTAACGGGATCATGGGTGCCCGAGCGATACAGTTCATCCACGCGTTCCACCACCTGCGCCAAGGGTTCCCGCAAAGGGACAAACCCTTGAGTGGAACGACTGCCCATTTCTGCAATATTAAAAACCTTGGCTTCGGCTTCATCGAGCAACGCGCGCGCATCACGGCCCGAGGGGCTTAGCGCGCTTTCGGTAATTTCGGTACCCACTTGTACCAAACCGCGCATGATGGCGCGCTCGCGAACAATTTCAGCATAACGGCGGATATTGGCGGCACTGGGCGTGTTATGCGCCATGGCGCCCAAATAGGCCAATCCCCCTACGCTCTCCATTTCTCCACGCAAGGTGAGTTCTTCTGAAAGCGTTAACAGATCAGCGGGGCGGCCTTTTTCAATGAGGGCCAGAATGGCACGGTAGATTTTGCGATGGTCATCGCGGTAGAAATCGGACTCGGTGACGAGATCACCGATTTTGTCCCAAGCCAAATTGTCCAACAACAACCCCCCCAACACTGCCTGCTCCGCCTCGATGTTATGAGGGGGAACACGCAAGTTGTCGAGGCGGACGTCGTCGGTCATAGCAGAGCTTAGTGCTCGCCCAGTACCGACACCGTAATATCGGCGGTGACATCACTGTGCAGCGCCAAGGTAATGGGGTGATCGCCAACGGTTTTAAGCGGGCCATTGGGCAGGCGAACTTCAGCGCGGTTGGCTTCAAAGCCTTGCAGCTTTAGCGCATCCACGATGTCGTGGTTGGTAACAGAACCAAACAGACGGCCATCCACACCCGCTTTCTGTGTGATTTGCAACAGCAGACCGGAAAGTTTTTCAGCACGCGCATGGGCTTGTGCCAACGCGTCATTCTGTTGTTTTTCCAGTTCGGCACGACGCACTTCAAAGTCGGCGCGATTCTTTTCGGTGGCCCGTTTGGCTTTGCCTTGGGGGATTAGATAATTGCGAGCAAACCCTTCTTTCACCTTGACGATATCGCCCAGCTGACCCAGGTTGACCACTTTCTCCATGAGAATAATTTCCATGGGGTTCTCCTTAATGCAAATCAGTGTAAGGCATCAAAGCCAGGAAGCGTGCGCGCTTCACAGCCGTGCCCAATTGGCGCTGAAAACGCGCTTTGGTACCGGTAATACGGGCCGGAATAATTTTGCCGTTTTCGTTGACGAAATCTTTCAGCAGATCAACATCTTTGTAATCTACCCATTCAATCTTTTCAACGGTAAAGCGACAAAACTTACGGCGACGGAACATACCGCCGCGGTTACTGTTACGGGCATCTTTCTTGCCATCTTTCTTTGTGGGTCGAGCCATTTCACTCTCCATCTAATAACTTAAATTGTTCGGCGCGCAATACCAACTGACTGCTGTTGCGACTTTTACGAACCAAAAAACCTTTGAGGGTAATTTTAGTCCCCGGAGATAGACGGTCTAACTGCACCGCCGCTTCTCCCAACACCCACACCGGAATATCCAGCTGGGTGGTAAAGGCTTGCCCCGCTTCTTGCTGTTGTGATTCGTGACTCAGCAAAAAATTAAGTGCCGGAATTCCGGCTGGGGTATGTCGCAGCTTCTCGCGAGTTGCAATGACGCCACTTAAAACCAGTTCATTTCGGCTCAAAGGCCTACGCGGCTTCCGCCGAATCCATGTCGCGAGCCACCATCAAGTCTTCACGAGGAGCGCGTTTTTCTTCGCGCATCATGGGAGACGGGGCCACTACAGCCTCTTTCATCTGAATGGTCAGATGACGCAACACCGCATCATTGAAACGGAAGGCGTTTTCGATTTCATCGAGCACGGTACTCTTACACTCAATGTTCATGAGTACATAGTGTGCCTTGTGAATTTTTTGGATGGGATAGGACAACTGACGTCGGCCCCAATCTTCGAAGCGATGAACCACGCCACCGCCTTGAACCACCATGGCCTTATAACGCTCAACCATAGCGCCCACTTGCTCGCTCTGGTCGGGGTGAACGATAAAAACGATTTCATAATGCCGCATTAATATTCTCCTTATGGATAAGCCCCGGTTTTCGGGGACAGAGCCTGTCTTGATGGGCACAAGATCAGGCAAGGTTTCAGGGAGCGGCTATTTTAACGAAAACTCTCAATAAAATCAATGATTATTTACCATGCGCCGACGCGCCTCATAGAGGCAGATGCCCGCGGCCACAGACACATTTAAGGATTCCACCGCACCGAACATGGGAATTCGCACCAATTGGTCGCAGGTTTCGCGGGTCAGTCGGCGCAGCCCTGCCCCCTCAGCCCCCAGCACCCAGGCCATGGGGCTTTTAAATTGGGCGGCCATGAGGTCCTCTGTGGCGCCATCGTCCGTACCCACCACCCATACACCATCGTCTTTCAGGTCGCGCAGGGTTCGCGCCAAGTTGGTTACCGTAATATAAGGCACCGTATCCACCGCTCCTGAAGCCACCTTAGCCACCGTGGGGGATAGCGCCACCGCACGATCGCGCGGGGCCACTACCGCTTGCACGCCCATGGCATCCGCCACACGGAGGCAGGCGCCCAGATTATGGGGGTCCTGAATGCCATCCAGCACCAGCAGCAACAGCCCCGCACCATTTTGTTCTACCAATTGATCCAAATCCGCCACCAAGGCCACCTCATCCACCTGCGCCACCACCCCTTGATGATGGCTGGTGCCTGCCATGCCGCTTAAACGGGCCGCGGGTACGGTATGGGGGCGCACACCCGCCCCTTCTGCCAGAGTCAGGAAATCACGCGCACGGGGGTCTTTGCGGTCCACGTCCACATACAATTCACGCACCGATTCTGGATGGTGGCGCAGTCGGCTGGCCACCGCATGAAAACCATAAATCACTTTAAGTCTGGACACGGCTTATTTCTTCTTTTTGGGTTTAGCGGGCGCTGCTTTAGCGACTTTAGGGGTCTGACCCCGTTTTGGGGTCTGACCCCGACTGGTGGGTTTTGTCGCTTTTGGCGCCTTCGCCGGTTTTGGGGTCTGACCCCGAGCTTTAGGCGGTTTTGCTTCTTTTGGGGTCTGACCCCGGTCTGAAGGAGTAACTGATTCCGGCACAAAGTCGATCTTATTGGTCTCCATATCCACCCGCACCAACTGCACACGCACGCGATCACCTAAACGATAACGCATGCCGGTGCGTTCACCCAGTAACTGATGGCGTGTGGCGTCATAACGGAAATAATCGGTACCCAATTCAGAAATATGCACCAATCCTTCCACGTACACTTCATCCAACGCCACAAACAATCCAAAGCCCGTCACCGAACTGACGGAACCGGAGAACACCTCACCCACACGATCTTTCATATAGAAACACTTCAGCCACGCTTCCACATCACGGGTGGCATCATCCGCCCGACGCTCTGTGAGGGAACAATGGGCGCCAATGGCTTTCCAATCGCCGGGGGTGTAGGTGCTGTTGCCCAGTACCGCCCGAATGGCACGATGCACCAGCAAATCAGGATAGCGACGAATGGGGGAAGTGAAATGCGCATACGCCGCATAGGCCAGGCCAAAGTGGCCGACATTTTCTGGGTTGTACTGCGCTTGCTGCAAGGAGCGCAACAAGACCGTTTCCAGCAGGCGTTGGTCGGGGCGGCCTTGAATCTTTTTAATGAGCTCGGCGTAATCTGCCGCCTTAGGCTTATCGCCTCCGGCCAAGTGCAAACCAAATTCACCCAAGAAATCGCGCACCATGGTAAGACGCTCCGGAGCGGGCACGGGATGAATACGATACAAGCAAGCATGTTGATGGCTGGACAAATAATCCGCGGCACAGACGTTGGCGGCCAACATGCATTCTTCAATTAAGCGATGGGCGTCGTTACGCTCAACCGGTAAAATGGTTTCAATTTTGCCGCGATCATCAAACACCATACGCGTTTCATCGCTGGCAAAATCGATGGCGCCGCGCACCGCACGAGCAGCCAAAAATACATGGAATACTTTTTCTAGGTTTTGCAGCTGAGGAACAATGGGGCGCCGTGCAGAATCCGCCCGCTGTGGGGCTTCCAGAATAGCCGCCACTTCTGTGTAGGTTAAGCGGGCATGAGAATGCATCACCGCAGGATAAAAACGATACTCGGTAATCTGGCCCTCAGCACTTACCTGCATATCGCACACCATACATAGGCGATCTACATTGGGGTTGAGTGAGCAGAGGCCGTTACTTAAGGCCTCAGGCAGCATGGGAATAACGCGACGAGGAAAATACACGCTGTTGCCACGCTCATAGGCGGTTAAGTCCAACGCATCTTTGGGACGCACATAAAACGACACGTCCGCAATGGCCACCACCAAGCGATGTCCGTCGCCAGAGGGCTCGGCAAAAACGGCATCGTCAAAGTCGCGTGCGGTTTCGCCATCAATGGTGACGAGAGGCAGCTTGCGCAAATCCACACGGCCCTTAATATCCTCTTCTCGCACACCGGCGGGCAGTTGCGCCGCCAACGCTTCCGCCGCAGGCGAGAACTCATGAGGCAATTCGTGTTTGCGCAGCGCAATTTCCACTTCCATACCGGGGTCAGCGTAATTCCCCAACACCTCCACCACACGAGCGATGGGTTCAGATTGGCGACTGGGCTGGGCCATTAATTCAATCATCACCACTTGGCCGGGGTTAGCGCCATGATGTTGCCCGGGGGATACCAAAATATCTTGGCTGATACGTTTGTTCTCCGCCACAGCAAACAGCACCCCTTGCTCTTGAAACAAACGCGCCACCAAGCGCGTGTTTACATGCTCCAAAATTTCTACGATGGTGCCCTCCGGGCGGCCACGGGTATCGGTGCCAATGGTGCGCACCATGACACGATCACCATGCAAGACACGTTGCATTTCGCGCGAGCCCAAAAAGATGTCGCTGCCGCCATCTTCACGAATAGCAAAACCAAACCCTTCTGGATGTCCTTCCACGCGCGCTGAAACCAAATCCAGTTTGGCCGGCAAACAGAGTGCGTTTTTGCGATTGCGCATCAATTGGCCATCGCGCTCCATGGCGCGCAGACGACGAGAAAACAACTCGCGCTCGCTCTCTTGAATGGTGAGCAGTCGCTCAATGCGCTCCACGGTCACCGGCACCCCCTCTTGGGAGAGGATTTGCAAAATAAACTCACGGCTGGGCAAAGGCTCAGGGTATTGGGCTTTTTCACGCTCCAGATGGGGGTCTTGGAGTCGCAAGAGGGTGTTTTGTGTTGACAAAATCAGGGCGTCCTTTATAATTCTTCGGTTATACGTAGTGGGCAGTGTTTGTTGACCGCTTCTAACTTGCTCGCTTACTTTAATGCCCAGATGGCGGAATTGGTAGACGCACTAGGTTCAGGTCCTAGCGGTGGCAACACTGTGGAGGTTCGAGTCCTCTTCTGGGCACCACCTGAAGTTCTAAAAACGCCGCAGCGACGCTTATGCGTCAAACGGGTGTCGCAATACAATGGTCTCGCGTCGGTCGGGGCCCGTCGACACCACATCAATTGGCACTTCACAAACCGCCGCCATGCGCTCTAAATACAATTGAGCGTTGCGGGGCAATTGATCCCACTGCTCTATACCCACAGTACTGTCTGACCAACCCGGCAATGCTTCGTAAATGGGAATGCATTCTGAAATATCATCCGCACCGAATGGCAAAATGTCTGTGGTGCGGCCGTTAATCTGATAACCCACACAGAGCTTGACGGTTTTTAAACCATCCATCACATCCAGCTTGGTAACGCATAAACCAGACACGCCATTAATTTGAATGGAGCGTTTTAAGGCGGCGGCGTCAAACCAACCGGTGCGCCGTGGGCGCCCTGTCACCGCGCCAAATTCCTTACCACGCGTGGCCAATTGCAGACCTACATCATCATCGAGTTCTGTGGGGAACGGGCCTGAACCCACGCGTGTGGTGTAGGCCTTGGTAATGCCCAACACATATTGCAGTTGTTGTGGGCCCACACCGCTGCCCGGGCTTGCGGCACCGGCCACGCAATTACTGGAAGTAACAAAAGGATAAGTACCGTGATCAATATCCAACAAAGTGCCCTGCGCACCTTCAAATAACAGATTTTTGCCAGCAGCATGCGCATCATGCAAAAGGCGCGACACATCCGCCACCATAGGGCGCAGGCGATCGGCCACAGACAGTGCGGCATCGAGCGTGGCGTTTACATCCACGGCATCGGTTTTAAAGTATTGGGTCAGCACAAAATTGTGATAATCCATCACTTCGCGCAAGCGGGATTCAAAGCGTACGGGGTGAAACAGGTCTTGCAGGCGCAACGCACGGCGCGCTACTTTGTCTTCGTAGGCGGGGCCGATGCCGCGTCCTGTGGTGCCAATCTTATCGTTTCCACGGGCAATTTCACGGGCCTTATCAATTGCCGCATGGTAGGGCAGAATAAGAGGACAGGCTTCGCTGATGCGCATACGCGCCGCCACCGAAACGCCGGAAGATTCCAGCATATCAATTTCTTTAAGCAACGCCTCAGGGGACAGCACCACGCCATTACCGATAAAGCATTCCACATGCTCGCGCAGAATGCCGGCGGGAATTAAACTTAATACGGTTTTTTTGCCCGCAATGACCAAGGTGTGGCCCGCGTTATGTCCGCCTTGAAAGCGTACCACGCCCTGGGCGCGATCGGTTAACCAATCCACCAGCTTGCCCTTCCCTTCGTCACCCCATTGGGTGCCCACTACCACTACATTTTTTGCCATGAACGGCCAAGCTCCAAATCAATCTAAAAAAATAATTATGCTGCTGTAGGCAAAACGGGCAACAACTCGCGCAGGTCTAAGCTAAACCCTGTGGCAGGCCGCGCACGACCAAAGGCGCGCCCCACTTCGTCATAACGACCACCCCGTGCCACGGCATCAGAAAAACCCTCTGCGTAGGCTGCAAAAACCAATCCGCTGTGGTAGTGATAACCGCGCAACTCGGCCAAATCAAAGGACAAGCTGACCTTATCTGCAAAGCGTTGGGCCACCGCTTCTAATTGCGTAAGCGCGTCATCCACTTCGGGAATGTTGGGCAACTGCTGGCGGGCTAATGCCAATACCGCACTGTCGCCATTGAGCTGTGGCAGTAAGCGCATGGCATCGCGCAAGGCGGGTTCAAGTGCTTTCGACATCTCGTGCAAACTCGGTGCATCTTTATTTTGCAACACCTGAAACCATTCGGCTTCGATTTTGGCATCTAGCCCACATAAGCGCGACAGGCCTCGAAACAACCCCACATGTCCCACATCCAACGTCACGGTGGGTAAGCCCACTTCATTTAGGGAATCCAGCATCAATTGTTGAATTTCTAGATCTCCTGCAATACCCTCAAGGCCATAAATTTCAGCACCTACTTGAAAAGGTTCGCGCGAAAGGTTTAGGCCCTCGGGCCGGGTATGCAAAATACTGCCGGCATAGCATAAGCGGTTAACCCCTTGGTGATTCATGCCATGAGCATCGATGCGAGCCACTTGTGGTGTCATATCCGCGCGCAGCCCAAGCTGACGGCCACTCATTTGGTCCACCAACTTGAAGGTGAGTAAATCCATGTCGCGACCGGTGCCGGTAAAGAGCGAATCCACATATTCCAAAAGGGGTGGAATAACCAATTGGTAGTCGCGCGCACGGAATAAATCCAACAAGCGACGACGAGAGCCTTCCACGCGCCAGGCGTCGGGAGGTAAAATGTCTTCGAGGTTGTCGGGCAATAGCCAGCGATAGGTCATCTCACCACCCGGAAGTGTCCAGTTACTTTTTAGAAGTAGTGGCTGAGGGGTTTTTAAAGTATCGGAAAAAATCCGATGACGGATCGAGCATCAACACATCACCCTTGTTCTTAAGGCCCATTTGATAGCTTTCCAAACTGCGATAGAAAGCATAAAACTCAGGGTTATGACTGTAAGCAGCGTTATAAATAGATGATGCTTTGGCATCCCCCGCCCCTTTGATGCGCTGTGCGTCACGAAAGGCTTCAGCCAAAATCACTTCCCGTTGCCGTTCGGCATTGGCGCGAATTTTTTCTGCGTCTCCTGCACCGGTAGAACGTAATTCATTGGCCACGCGTTTGCGTTCGGCTTCCATGCGACGATAGACCGATTCACTCACTTCAGGGGTCAGTTCCACGCGGCGAATGCGCACATCCAATACCTGCACGCCAATTTGCCGCGCTTCGCTGTCGGCGCGGGCGCGCATGGAGCCCATTATTTTTTCTCGCTCACCTGAGACGGCTTCATGCACGGTGCGCTTGGCAAACTCAGAACGCAGATCATCGTTAACAGTTTGGGTAAGCCGCACCTGGGCACGACGCTCATCACCGCCCACGCTCACGTAAAACTGTTTTACATCAGCGATGCGGTACTTTACAAAATAATCCACCAACAAAGGCTTCTTTTCTGAAGTAATAAAACGTTCCGGGTCCTTGTTATCCAGCGTCTGAATGCGGGTATCGAAGGAACGGATGTTTTGCACCAAAGGTAATTTAAAATACAGCCCAGGAGTGGTACGCACCGCAACGACTTCACCCAATTGAAACACCAAGGTGTTTTGTGTTTGGTTGACCGTGTAAATGCTGAGGGACGCCACCAACACGACCACCGCAATCCCAATTAAATAAGCCCCAATATCTTTCATGGCCGTACCTCCCGATCGCGAGTACGGAAGGTGTCGCGGGAACGACTATCCGCGGAGGCATCCGTTTGTGGTGGTGTGGCTGGAGCCACGGTACTCATCGGCGCCGCACTGGCAGGCACTGTAGGTGCTGCTACGGTGGCTGGGGCGGCGGCGGTTCCTGCGCGCGCCACCTCACCCGCAGCATCCGCTGCGCCACTGGCTTGAATCAACTTATCCAGTGGCAAGAATAATAAATTAGAGCCTGATTTTTGGTCTGACACGACCTTGGTGGTGTTGCTTAACACTTGCTGCATCATGTCTTGATACAGGCGCTGGCGCGTCACTTCTGGTGCCTTCACATACTCGGTCAGCACTTGTTTAAAACGGCTGGCGTCCCCTTCCGCGCGGGCCACGACCCGTTGGTTGTAGGCCTTGGCCTCTTCCATTAATCGCGAGGCCATGCCGCGTGCTCGGGGCACAATGTCATTGGAGTAAGCTTGGCCTTCGTTGGTTTGGCGCTCACGGTCTTGGCCGGCCTTAACTGCATCATCGAAGGCGGCTTGCACTTGTTCAGGCGGTTGCGCATTTTGCATGTTGACCTTACTAATGGAAATACCTGCTTGATAGCGGTCTAAAATTTGCTGCATCAACTTAGCGGATTCATCGGCAATTTGCGAGCGGCCCTCATACAGCACAAAGTCCATTTTATTGCGCCCCACCACTTCGCGGATGGAGGTTTCGGCCACCTGCATCACCGCTTCATCAGGGTCGCGGTTGTTAAACAAAAAGGCTTGCGGGTCTTTAATGGTGTACTGAATGGCAAATTGGTTATCAATGATGTTTTCATCATCGGTGAGCATGAGCGATTCGTGCAGCACCTTAGACTTTAAATTACTGCGATAGCCCAATTCCACCGTACGCACCTGTGACACATTAAGGGGACTGCCTTCGGCTTGGGTTTCGATGGGGAACGGCAGATGCCAATGGGGGCCGGGATTGGTGGTTTCTTGAAACTTACCAAAACGCAAAATAACGCCAATCCGCCCAGCGTCCACAATGTAGAACCCGGAGAGGATCCACACCACCAACACCCCGCCCAATACCACCATTAAGGCGCTACGCCCGGAGGGCAACTTATCGCCAAAATTAGGCCCAGAGGGAGTGCCTGGAGGAGTTTGGCCAGGACCGCGACCAGTGGCCTTCAGTCGTTGCACAAAACGCCGCCAGATCTCATCAAGATCAGGGGGGGCACCGTTCTTATTCATGCCCCATTGGGGATCACTCATAGCCATGCGGGGTTATTTACCTATGTTTCGGTTGAAAGTTCTGGGGTGTCGCCGCTTTCCTGACGACGCTGGCACCATTCCAGAAAGGCTTGCGAGATAAACCCCAAGCCATTGCTCGTCTGGGCACTGACCCTAATCGCACAAATTGTACCATAGGCATCGCGTTCCACCCCCGCCGTTACTTGGGGCAAAAGGTCTTGCTTATTGTAAATCAAGAGTTGGGGGATATGCTCGGCGCCAATTTCAGCCAGCACCTCATTAACCGCCTCAATATGCTGATTTCGCAGGGGGTCTGCACCATCCACCACATGCAACAATAAATCAGCGTCTAGGGTTTCTTCCAAGGTGGCACGGAAGGCGGCCACCAAGGCATGGGGCAGGTGGCGAATAAAACCCACCGTATCAGAGAGCACCACACTCTCCTGAGGGTTAAGGTAGAACTTACGCGTAGTGGTGTCTAGAGTGGCAAAGAGTTGATCCGCGGCATAGGACTGCGCACCCGTTAAGCAATTAAACAAGGTGGATTTGCCGGCGTTGGTGTAACCCACCAACGATACACGCAGCAACCCGGCACGGCTGCGCGCCTGGCGCTGTGTGCGGTGATTGCGCCGCACCTTCTCCAAACGCTCTTTAAGACTTTTAACCCGCTTGGCCAATAGGCGACGATCGGTTTCCAATTGGGTTTCCCCCGGACCGCGCAAGCCAATCCCTCCTTTTTGCCGTTCTAAGTGGGTCCAACCCCGTACCAGGCGAGTCGCTAAGCGCTGTAATTGCGCCAGCTCCACCTGCAGCTGACCCTCGTGACTGCGAGCGCGTTGTGCAAAAATATCCAAAATTAAGCTGGTGCGATCAATCACGCGGCATCCTAAGACGTTTTCTAGGTTGCGCTCTTGGGCGGGAGAGATGTCATGGTTAAAAATGACCAAACCAACCTGATCAGCGTGAACGCGATCGGCAATCTCTTGCAACTTACCGCTTCCCACAAAGGTGGCGGAATCGGGTTTGGCCCGTTTGCCCACAACCACATCCACTACAGTAAGGGCCGCACTTTGCGCCAATAGCCGTAATTCGTCCAGGTCATTGGCCGCGTTATTGCGACCCAGATCAAGACTGACCAATAAGGCGTGATCGGGTAAACCTATGGCGCGATCGGTACGCTCTAGAGCGCCAACAGCCACCGGTCGGCTTTGGGGGGATTTTCGACCCCGGCCCGTCAATGGGCCAGAATCCGTCATTGCACCATCAATCCTCAGCGGCAGCGTCGGATGAAGAAGGCATAGTCACGGAACGTGCCGGCACCACCGTCGAAATAGCGTGCTTATAGACCATTTGGGTGGTGGTATTTTTAAGCAACACCACGTATTGGTCAAAGGATTCTACTTGACCCTGCAATTTAATACCGTTGACCAAGTAGATAGAGACGGGAATATGCTCTTTGCGCAAAGCATTTAAGAATGGGTCTTGTAATAATTGCCCTTTAATACTCATGTGATACTCCAATTTATTATTATTAAAAATGAAACAGTGTTTCACTTTACTGCATTTTCACTGCAATTGCCAGAAGCCTCGCGGCATTAGCGTTTGCCATACATTTTTCGACCGCGTCGGCGTTGGCGTCGCGCTTGGTTTTCTTCCGACTCGGTAAGCGGTTTGGGCTTGCGGTCCGCGAAGGGGTTATGCCCCTGACGAAACTCCACCCGCAAAGGCGTGCCGCGCAATTTAAAGGCCTCACGGAAGGTGTTCTCTAAATAACGCTTATACGATTCAGACACATGCGCCACCGCAGAACCATGCACCACCACAATCGGAGGGTTGTGACCTCCTTGGTGGGCGTAGCGCAGCTTGGGTCGAAACGGCCCTGCCTTGGGGGGTTGATGCTGCACCACCGCCGCCATTAAGACGCGTGTGAGTTTGGGTGTGGGCAGTCGCGACATGGCCGCACCATAAGCTGCATCCACCGCAGGCAACACCGCCTTAACCCCAGCGCCCGTTAAAGCCGAAATAAACAAGGTGTCGGCAAAACTTAAAAAGCCCAGTTTGCGCGACAACTCATTCTTTACCATTTCACGCCGGTAGTTGTCCGTGCCGTCCCATTTGTTTACGGCCACTACCACAGCGCGACCGGCATTCAACACATAACCTGCTATATGCGCATCCTGATCCGAAATATCTTGTTGCGCATCGAGGGTTAACACCACCACATTGCAATCTTCTACCGCTTGCATGGTTTTGATCACGGAAAACTTTTCAATAGTCTCAAACACTTTACCGCGCCGACGCAGGCCTGCGGTATCGATGAGAACATAGCGTTTGCCGTTGCGTTCAAAATCCACCGCAATACTGTCGCGCGTCGTACCGGGTTGATCGAAGGCAATCATGCGCTCCTCACCCAACAACTCATTCACCAAAGTAGATTTGCCCACATTAGGGCGGCCGATAATGGCGATGCGCGGTATTTTTTCTTTTTCAGGTTCTGCAGGAGGTTCAGGCTGAAAGCCTGCCAAAACCTGCTCAACCAAATCACCAATCCCTTCCCCGTGCGCAGAGGAGATGGGGAGCGGTATTCCCAAACCCAGCTCATGAAATTCTGCGGTCACCACATCCACGCGCATCCCTTCCACTTTGTTCACCGCTAAGGCGACAATTTTTCCGCGCCGACGCAACTCTTCTGCAATAAGATGATCTGCTGGCGTAAGGCCGGAGCGGCCGTCGGTTAAAAAGATGACGCGATCAGCTTCATCAATAGCCTGCAGAGTTTGGCGCGCCATCTCAACCAAAATGCCATCGTCGGATACGGGTTCGAAGCCACCGGTATCAATAACCAAATAGGCAATATCGTCGGCTACGGCACGGCCATAATGGCGATCGCGGGTCAGCCCTGGCAAATCAGCCACCAGTGCATCGCGCGATTTGGTTAAACGGTTAAAGAGCGTGGACTTACCCACATTGGGTCGGCCCACAATGGCTACGGTTGGTAACATGGTGACAGGATTCGCCTAAAAGATTCGTTAAGGTGTCAGCGCAAACAATTTGCCGTCACGGGTTTGAACTAAAATTAGGTTGCCACCCAAAGCCAGAGGTTGTTCTGTAATGGGTTCGCCATCGGTTTTAATGCGGCCTGATACGCTGCCATCTACGCGCGACAGGAAATGCACCATCCCTTCAATGTCACCCACTACCACATAGTCCTCTGTGGCACCTGGCGCCGAGATGTGACGCCCTTGCAAGGATTCTTCCCGCCAGGCCACGGTGCCGCTCATCCGGTTAAAGGCTGTCACGACACCTTTTTCATCCGCCACATAAACTTTGTTGCCGGAGCTTGCAATGCCACCCACGGTGACCGTTTCGTGAGCCCATAAAGGAGTGCCTTTGTTGGCGTCAAAACAAGCGGTTTTTCCTTGATAGCTGACTGCACAGACATCGGTCTCACCCAGCAATGGGCTGCCCAGCACGTCACTAACGCGTTCTAATTCGGTGGCTCCTTTGGGTAACGACACAGCCGCCTCCCAACCCACATTGCCCGTCCCCATGTCGATGGCCAGCAAGCGCCCACCAGGCTGACCGATAAAGGCCGCGCCACGACTGGTTACAATTCCGCCTGCGCCACGCAACACCAAGGCCGGCATGGGCCGCGCCACCAACCAGCGGCGTTTTCCGTCAACAGCGGCCAAACCCACAATATGTCCATCAAGGGTACGTGCCACCACCACGCCGTCAGCGGCTTGTGGCGGAACCGATAATTCACTGGTGAGCTGGCTGCGCCAACGCAATTCTCCCTTCATGCTGTAGGCCAACACCTCACCCTTTCTGGTGCCTAAAAACAATAAGTCGTTTCCAGAACCCACGCCAGCGGAAAAATTTTCCTTGGTTTTAACGCTCCACAGACTGTTGCCTGATTTTGCATCCAAAGCACTCAGTTCACCGCTTTCATTGGCCACATACAGCACGTCTCCCACCAACGCAGGGTTTAATGGATGACCCAGACTGATCTTCCATTTTACATTTAAAGGTAGTGACGATTTTAAGGGCTGCAGCGGGCTTACGGGTACCGGATCAGACCCGCAACCCATGAGCAGAAAGGCCAACACGGAACCCACCATAAGGCCGCGCCACAGGTGGCCTGTGCTGATCAAATGTCTCATTTGGATTCTCCTAGAGCATCGCGCTTATAGGCATCCAATTGCTTTAGCACGCCGGTCGCTGGCGAGCGGTCCATGGCGGTTTGATAGGCCGCACGAGCTTCGCTCCACTTTCCTTGCGCTGTGAGGATGTCCCCACGACGATCCGCCGTAAGGGCCACGAAAGCCGGGTCATGATTGGCGTCTAACAATTTTAAGGCTTCATCAAATTTTTTCTCATCCGCCAGTAAGCCGGCCGCACGGATGCGCGCCAAGTCCACCATAGGTGCTTCGCTGCTGTGCGCTATCACCCACTCCAATTCAAAGCGCGCACCAACATCATCACCCTTCACATGGCCAACGGCAGCGGCAATCAGTGCAGCCCGTGTGGCCAAGGGGCTGGTTGGTTGCGCTTCTTGTAAAGCTTTGGCCGATTGTAATGCTGCTGCCGCATCACCGCCACGCGCTGCAGCGCGCACAGCATCAAACAAGACACCAGCTTTTTCGGCTTGACCCCGTTGGTAATAATGCCAACCTTGCATGCTGGCATAAGACACCGCCAGAACCAAGACAAAAGCCCATACCCAAGAGGCATATTGCTTCCACCAGGCTTTAAGAATGTCTATTTTTTCCTGCTCTTCAAGATCAAGCATGCGTGCGTTCCTGCTTCAGTAGTTGAATGGCGTGTGTTAACGACACGGTTTGTTGTTGCCCCTGACCGCGCAGTGGTTTAATGCTGACAGTCTGGTTACGAATTTCATCTTCACCCAAAATAACAGCATACCCTGCACCGCTGCTGTCGGCCCGTTTGAGTTGGTTTTTAAAACCACCTTCGCCGCAATAGAGCACCGTAGCCAACCCCGCTTGACGCAGCGCATCGGCGGCGAGAAAAGCGGCAGGTTGCGTGCCCTCCCCTTGATACACCACATAGGCATCAGGCGCGCTGACGGGAATAGTGATGGATTGCGTTTCTTGTATCAAAGCCAATAAACGCTCCATGCCAAAAGCAAAACCACAAGCCGGTGTGGGCTTACCACCCAATTGTTCCACCAGGCCATCATAACGACCGCCTGCGCAGATGGTGCTTTGTGCGCCCAACAGCGGTGTAGTCCATTCAAACACAGTGCCGTTGTAGTAATCCAAACCGCGTACCAATCGATGGTTGAGGACAAAGGGAATGCCCGCGCTGCGCAACAAAAATTGCAAGCGCTCAAAATGTTGCGCGGATTCATCATCCAGGTCATCCGTCAGGCGTGGTGCCGATTCAATAATATGGGCCATAGCCGGATTCTTGCTGTCTAAGATGCGCAAGGGGTTGGAGTGCAGGCGACGCACGCCCTCATCATCCAATTCGCTGCGATGCATTTCTAGGTAGGCAATCAATTTTTCACGGTGACGGGCACGGCAGGCGGCGCTGCCAATGCTGTTCATTTCTAATGCCACTTCTTTAATACCCAGCAACGCCCAAAGGCGTGCTGTCATAACAATCAGCTCAGCATCAATATCAGGACCCGCGAAGCCCAAGGCCTCCGCGCCACATTGATGAAACTGACGATAGCGACCCTTTTGAGGGCGCTCATGGCGAAACATGGGGCCCATGTACCACAAGCGCTGAGGCCCGGGATAGAGCACGTTATGTTGTACCGCCAAACGCACGCAAGCGGCCGTGGCTTCGGGGCGCAAGGTGAGATTTTCGCCATTTAAGCGGTCCACAAAGCTGTACATTTCTTTTTCTACGATGTCGGTCACTTCGCCAATGGAGCGCGTGAAGAGTGCGGTGCTCTCTAATATAGGGGAGCGCACCTCAAGGTAACCATATTGCCCCAACCAGTGGCGCAGCACACCTTCCAAAAATGCCCAAGCGCGCGCCTCCTCTGGAAGGATGTCGTTCATACCGCGTACGGCTTGAAATTTTTCAGCCATCTAACCAACTCGCTTTTTGGCTGCATCGCCATAACGACGCTCTACATAATTTTCTACCAACACTTGAAACTCTTCAGCGATATGCGCGCCCTTTAAGGTGATATATTTTTCACCATCCATATATACAGGGGCCACCGGAAACTCACCAGAACCTGGCAGGCTAATGCCAATATCGGCCAACTTGCTTTCCCCTGGCCCATTTACCACGCAGCCCATTACGGCCACATGCAGTGATTCCGCACCTGGGTATTGGACGCGCCAGCGTGGCATCGCATCACGCAAAAAACCTTGAATGTTTTGTGCCAATTCCTGAAAAACAGTGCTGGTGGTGCGTCCGCATCCAGGGCACGCGGTTACCATGGGTGCGAATGCGCGCAGTCCCATGGTTTGCAACAATTCTTGCGCCACCAGCACTTCGCGTGTGCGATCGCCATTGGGTTCTGGGGTAAGTGACACACGAATGGTGTCGCCAATACCCTCTTGCAGCAAAATAGCCATGGCCGCACTGGAGGCCACAATCCCTTTGCTGCCCATGCCCGCTTCGGTTAGTCCCAAATGCAGCGGATAGTCGCAGCGCTGTGCCAAATCGCGATACACGGCAATGAGTTGCTGCACACCACTCACCTTGCAAGACAGCATAATGCGGTCCTGCGGCAATCCCAGTTGCACAGCGGTTGCAGCGCTCTCTAAGGCAGAAGCCACCAACGCTGCACGTGTTACGGCTTCCACGGGCTGCGGTTCGCTCAAGCGCGCGTTATCGTCCATGTAGCGCGACAACACGAGGGGGTCGAGGCTGCCGGAATTAACACCAATGCGCACAGGCTTGTTATAACGACAGGCCAATTCAATCAAGGTGGCGAATTGATGGTCGCGCTTCGAGCCTAAGCCCACGTTGCCAGGGTTAATACGATACTTATCAAGCGCGCTGGCGCAGTCGGGATAGTCGCTTAGTAATTTATGCCCGTTGTAATGGAAGTCACCCACCAATGGAACATCTAAGCCCATTAGGTTTAATTGTTCGCGAACGTGCGGCACGGCAGCGGCTGCCTCGGGACTGTTTACGGTAATGCGCACCAATTCAGAGCCGGCTTTAAATAATGCCGCCACTTGTGCCACTGTGCGTGCCACATCCACCGTGTCGGTGTTGGTCATAGATTGCACCACAATGGGCGCACCGCCTCCTATGGCCACGCCGCGCACCAGAACTGAGTGGCAGGCGCGCCGCAGGGGTAGGCCGCTGGCAGAGAGCATCATGAATTAATAACTCATTCCGGGTTTAGGGGCCGGCTGCCCCAAAGGAGCATTGCTATAGGGCTGCGCCAAGGGAGCGGGTGCATTAAACGGCGCCATGGGAACAGTGATATTGGGCGGCGGTGCAGGAATATTGGCCGGCATTACGTCAGAAGCTGCGGGCGTTTCAGCCAAGGGTGTAGCAGTGTCATTGTGCGGCTTGCTTTCCACAAACCACCACAGCCCTGCAACCACAGTAAGAGCCAACAATGCGCCGGCAGCCAACACCCAACGCCGGTTTAAGTGCCGTGAATTAATGGAAAAAGTAATATTTTTACTGGGCACAGCGACCTTATGCATTTGCAAAGGCTTTACAATTGAGTCCGGACGCTCGCTCTCTAAGGCACGTAAAATAGTCGCCACATCGGCCCCCAACAAACGGGCGTAACTACGCACCAAAGCGCGCACCATATTAATATCGGGTAGGGCATCGTAATTCCCGGCTTCAAGCGCGCTAATTTGGCGTTCACCAAAACGCAGCTGCAAACTGATGTCGTGAATGCTAAAACCCATCTGTAAGCGTAACGCCAACAACTGCGCGCCTGCGCCCTCTAGGGGTAACGCTTCTTGAAGATTTTCACTCATGCGTGTCGCTCCGCCATCTTGGCTTGTCTTTGACTTCTATCCACCACCTGCCCGGCCAATTGTCCGCAGGCGGCATCAATATCTTCACCGCGGGTTTTGCGTACGGTTACCACAAAACCGGCTTGCATCAAGATGTCGCGGAAACGTCGTATGGATTCAGGACGTGAGGTGCGGTAACCGGAATCAGGAAATGGATTAAAGGGGATTAAATTAAATTTACAAGATACACCATTCACACACTCAATGAGTTGACGCGCTTGCGCTTCAGAATCGTTAACGCCTTCTAGCATCACATATTCGAAGGTGACAAAATCGCGCGGGGCCACTTCGAGGTAACGGTTGCAAGCGGCCATTAATTCTTTTAAAGGATACTTTTGATTGATGGGTACTAACCTATCACGCAAAGCATCTGTAGGAGCGTGCAATGATACCGCCAAGGCCACGGGTGCGCGTTCGCGCAAGCGATCAAGAGCTGGTAACACGCCTGATGTAGAAACCGTTACACGACGACGGGATAATCCGTAAGCGTGATCATCCAACAAAATATCCAGCGCGTTCACCACCGCATCATAATTGAGCAAAGGCTCGCCCATGCCCATCAATACTACATTGCTTATGACGCGCTCACCCTTGGCTTCGTGACCCAAGGCGCGATTGGCCCACCACACCTGCCCAATAATTTCAGCGATGGTGAGGTTGCGGTTAAACCCTTGTCGTCCGGTGGAGCAGAAGGTGCAAGCCAACGCGCAACCCACTTGAGAGGAAATGCACAAAGTGCCGCGTTCATCCTCAGGTATAAACACGGTTTCAATGGCATTACCTGGACTCAATTCCAATAACCACTTGCGCGTGCCGTCCTGCGAGACCTGCTCAGAGAGCAGGCGTGGCACTTGCACGGTGGCTATGCTGGCAAGCTTTTCTCGGAAAGATTTGGCTATGTCCGTCATTTGGTTAAAGTCGGATTCGCCAAACTGGTGAATCCATTTCATCAATTGCCGGGCGCGAAAAGGCTTCTCGCCCAATTCTTCAAGGAATTGAGTGAGAGCCTCGCGGTTTAAACCCAACAAATTAACGGACATCAACAGGGCTCCGAATTAACGGGAATACACGTTCAACGCTGGGAAGAAATAGGCAATTTCCACTGCAGCGGTTTCAGGGGCGTCCGAACCATGTACGGCATTGGCATCAATGCTTTCGGCAAAATCAGCCCGTATGGTGCCCGGAGCCGCTTTTTTAGGGTCTGTTGCCCCCATTAAGTCGCGATTTTTAAGAATCGCCCCTTCGCCTTCCAACGCCTGAATCATCACCGGGCCTGAAATCATGAAGGACACCAGGTCTTTAAAGAATGGGCGTTCGCGATGAACAGCATAAAAACCTTCCGCTTCCGCTTGCGACAGACGCGCCATACGGGCGGCAATCACCTTCAATCCGGCGCCTTCAAAACGAGTGATAATTTGTCCAATCACGTTTTTGGCAACGGCATCGGGCTTGATAATAGATAGGGTACGCTCAACTGACATGTCAACACTCCACATAAAAAGGGTCACTAAACAGTCAATTTTAGCATGCCCAGCCTAGGCTTGTGGGGTTGGTCCTTGCGGGGGCTGCCAATGCAATTCCAGCCCAGCTTCCCCAGGTCTTGCCTGAAAAGCCACGTCAACGGCGACTCCGGGCACGCAAATAAGCGTATCCCCCTTAAAAACCAAGGGTAAGGCCGCCCGATACCATGGAGGCAGATGGGCCTCTTGCAGTAAATTGCGCAAACTGCGCGAGGGGCGATCCGCATGGGGACGCAGACGCTCGCCGCCCTGACGGCGCCGCACCCGAATGTGGCCAGCTTGCAGAGCAGCCTGCAAAACACCCTGCCCTTGCACGGCCTTTTGGTGCAATACCCCAGCCTGCGGAATGATGAGGTCTTGCGTGGGCCAACGCTCTAATTCAAGCGGCGTCCAATGTTTATCCAAAGACCGGCGCAATTGCCATAAGCCCTCGAAACGATTCAACGTCCAGCCACCCCAAGCCAATTCAGGCATGCGGTCCGCCGGAGCTGCGGATTGCATCAGCCATTGGGCCAGTTGCTCGCTGTGGCAAGCCGGCGCGCCCTGCGCTTTTAACCACCAACGCAACAGGTTGGCCGCACGTCGTGGCCCCAAGGCCAGCACATCCGCCACTCGTAACCCCTCTGTTTGACCACAGACTGCGAAATCCTCTTCTGCTCGTTCATTGAGCAGCGTTTGCGCATCCGCAAAATGATGAGCGCTGCGCGCGAGCGTGGCACGCCAAGCCGGAAAACGAAGATCCAGAACGGGGGAAAGCGCGTGGCGCAAATAATTTCGCACATGCGCCACATCTTGATTGGAGGAATCATCCACCCAGCGCAGGCCCTGGTTTTGTGCGTAGGCGGTTAGAGCCTTACGGGAACAATTGAGTAACGGTCGCAACAGCTGTGGACGGGCTTGAAACACGGCAAAAGGTCGATCCGTGGGCATGGCAGACAGACCGGGCAAGCCTGCACCGCGCAGCAATTGGGTGAGCAGTGTTTCTGCTTGATCGTCTTGATGATGCGCTAACACAATAAAGTCAGCATCCATGGCACCAAACACCGCATAGCGGGCACGCCGTGCAGCCGCTTCCAGCCCATCCGGGTCTTTGCGGTCCACGGACACCCCTTGAGTAGTGCACGTAATCTTCCACGCAGCACAGGTGTCTTCTACCAATTGTTGCCATTGCCGGGCTTCGGGATGCAGCTGGTGGTTAATGTGTACGGCGCTTAAACGAAAAGGGAATTGCACGGATAAGGGAATCAGTGCGTGCAACAGAACCATGGAATCCAGACCACCACTGACCCCCACACACAGACTGGAACCGGGAGGCACCGTTTCACGGAGGGTTTTTAAAACCTCCGTGAGCGGACTAATTGGGTTCTGTTTCCTTAAATTTTCCATAGCCCATTAAACGATCAAAACGACGGGCCAGCAATTCATCCACAGACAAGCCATCGATTTGTTTGAGGGTATCTTGCAATGCACGGCGCAGGGATTGCGCCATGGTTTGCGGGTCGCGGTGAGCGCCCCCCAAGGGTTCTGGAATAATTTTATCCACCAACCCCAAGGCTTTCAGACGCGTGGCAGTAATGCCTAAGGTTTCCGCGGCCTCACTGGTTTTATCCGCTGTTTTCCACAAAATGGCAGCACAACCTTCCGGAGAAATAACAGAGTAAATGGAGTACTGCAAAATAAGCGTGGCATCCCCCACGGCAATGGCCAGCGCCCCACCGGAACCGCCCTCGCCAATAACGGTGCTGATAATCGGTGTTTTCAGTGCCGCCATTTCATACAGGTTGCGTCCAATGGCTTCAGATTGACTGCGCTCTTCTGCATCAATACCCGGATAGGCGCCGGGAGTATCGATGAAAGTAAAAATGGGCAGGCTAAATTTTTCGGCCAAACGCATCAAGCGCAGAGCTTTGCGATAGCCCTCAGGGCGCGCCTGACCAAAGTTGCGATAAATACGGTCCTTGGTATCACGGCCTTTTTGATGGCCAATAATCATCACCGGCCGGCCGCCAAATCGAGCCATTCCACCCACAATAGCCGGATCATCGGCAAAGGCGCGATCACCATGCAATTCTTCAAAGTCGGTAAAAATGGCTTCAATGTAATCGAGCAAATAGGGCCGTTGGCTGTGACGGGCCACTTGGGCAATTTGCCAAGCCTTAAGTCCTGCGTAGATGTCTTTGGTGAGCGTTACGCTTTTTTTCTTCAGACGGTCAATTTCTTGCGAAATATCCACAGCCGAATCTTCCTGCACAAAGCGCAGCTCTTCAATCTTTGCTTCCAGCTCACCAATCGGCTGTTCAAATTCAAGAAACACTGTTTTCATACAATAAATAAGGCTCTGGGGTTGCAGCCTGAAGAGGTAAAGGTGCATTATAAGCCATCAAAGCACTGCATCGCTAACCACCATTTATTAATAGGTCATTATGGGCAATCGGCTGACACAAATTTACACCCGCACCGGTGACGATGGAACCACTGGATTGGGCGATGGCTCACGGGTCAGTAAGGATCATTTGCGTGTAGAAACCATGGGGGACGTGGATGAGCTAAACAGCTTAATAGGGGTGTTGCTGTGCGAGGCTTTGCCCGCAGAATCTTCCGCCCTACTCACCGACATTCAACATGACCTGTTCGATGTGGGCGCGGAAATATGCATACCCGGTCACCGTGTGGTAGCAGAATCACGTGCCACTGAGTTGGAAAAAGAAATTGATGCCATGAACGAACATTTACCGCCCTTGAAGAACTTCATCTTACCGGGGGGGTCGCGTGCAGCGGGGCTTTGTCATCACGCCCGCACCGTGTGTCGGCGTGCGGAGCGCCGTTTGGTGGCCCTAAGCCACTCAGAACCAATGGCCATAGCGATGCATCTGTACTTAAACCGTTTGTCTGATCTGTTGTTTGTGTTGGCGCGCCACTTAAATCGTCACGTCAATGTGCCCGATGTGTTGTGGCAACCCGGACGTCACAAATAGGCCCATACAGACAGTGTAATGCCGGTTACAGCACCCAACACAGCAGGCACCAATAACCAACGGCGCTTGGTTAATACGGTAATGGATGCCAACGCAATGGCCACTTGAATAAAGGTCATGGCCAGAGCCAGCAGATGATGCGGATGAAAGGCTTTTTCAGCCAACTCATCTTCATGTTTTGATTTCTCTTCTAAGGCCTCAGCCTTGGCTTTAATCTCGGCTTTTTCTTTGTCGTAGCGCGCCGCTTCATCCCGGTAATGGGATTGCTTATCTTTTGGCGCCAACTCAGCCGCCATCCCCATAATATGGCCCTTGGTGCTTTTGGCTTGATAAAAGCTCCATTGATCACTGGCATGTGCTTTGTACAACACCGCACCATTCTTATGAAAGAGCGCTTCGTTTTGCGCACTGCCACCCAAAAAACTAACCACCGCGCCCACGGTGGCCAAGAGGGCGGTAAAAATAGCCACTTGTTGGCCTAATCCGGGTCCGTGTTCGGCCGCATGCTCTACTTCATGATCATGGGCACCATGTACGTGAAATCCTTCAGACATCTCTACCCCTCCTCAATCAGATTAGGCGCCGCGACGACGGCGCACCGCTTCACCCAAAATAGACAATGCAGTGACTGTGTCTTCAAACGAAATGCAGGCATCGGTAATACTCTTGCCGTATTCCAAGGCGCCACCCTTCACCAAATCTTGCCGGCCGCCCTGAATATGGCTTTCAATCATCACGCCCATAATGCGTTTTTCGCCAGCCATCAATTGATTGGCCACATCGCGCGCCACCAACAACTGTTTCTGTGCGTCTTTTAGGCTGTTGGCGTGACTAAAATCAATCATCACCTTGGGTTGTAATTGGGCTGCGGTTAATTCAGCGCAGGCCACGTCCACGCTGGCCGCGTCAAAATTAGTGGATTTACCGCCGCGCAAAATAACATGGCAATCGTTGTTGCCGTTAGTGGCCACAATTGCGGAATGGCCCGCTTTGGTTACTGATAAAAAGTGATGGGGTTGTTGGGCAGCGCGAATAGCATCCACTGCAATGCGCAAATTGCCATCGGTGCCATTCTTAAAACCAACGGGGCAGGATAATCCGGAAGCCAGTTCACGATGCACTTGGCTTTCTGTGGTGCGGGCACCAATAGCGCCCCAGCTAATCAAATCAGCATAATATTGTGGGGTGATTAAATCGAGAAACTCCGTGCCAGCGGGCATACCCATTTGGTTGATGTCCAGCAGCAAGCCGCGCGCTAAGCTTAACCCCTCGTTGATATGAAAGCTGCCATCCAGATGGGGGTCATTAATCAATCCTTTCCAACCCACAGTGGTGCGGGGTTTTTCGAAATACACCCGCATCACCACCAATAATTCATTGGCCCATTGTGCCTTTAATACGTTCAGGCGCGTTGCGTATTCCAACGCAGCCTTTGGGTCGTGAATAGAGCAAGGCCCCACAATCACCACCAATCGATCGTCTTCATCGTGCAAAATAGCGTGCACAGCACGACGCGCGTCATACACCACCTGAGCTGCGGCCTCAGACAGCGGGAATTCTTCCAACAACTTTACTGGGGGGTTCAGTTCTTTAATTTCGCGAACCCGCACGTCGTCAATTTTATGTGTTTGGATGTTCATAGACAGCTATTAGGCCTCATGCCAGTGCTTCAAAATAATTAAACGGATAATTTTAACAGACCTAAGCCGTGCCGCCCACTGTTAGAGAATCAATCTTCAATGTGGGCTGCCCCACACCCACAGGAACGCTCTGCCCTTCCTTGCCGCATACCCCTACGCCGGGGTCTAGCGCCATATCATTGCCAATCATAGAAACGCGCGTCAGTACATCCGGGCCATTACCAATTAAGGTGGCGCCTTTTACAGGCGTGGTGAGCTTGCCATTTTCAATTAACCAAGCTTCGGCTGCTGAAAAAACAAACTTACCACTTGTGATGTCCACTTGCCCACCTCCAAAGTTAACTGCATACAGACCGTTCTTCACGGAAGCGATTATTTCTTCTGGGGGGCGGTTACCATTCAACATATAGGTGTTGGTCATTCGCGGCATGGGGATATGGGCAAAGGATTCACGTCGCGCGTTACCTGTTATAGGCATTTTCATTAAACGAGCGTTGAGGGTGTCTTGCATATACCCTTTCAAAATACCGTCTTCAATTAAGGTGGTGCATTGCGTGGGGTTGCCCTCATCATCGCGGGTCAGTGAACCCCGGCGATTGGGCAAAGTGCCATCATCGCGTACCGTTACACCCGGTGCGGCCACGCGCTCGCCGATACGGCCGGCAAAAGCCGAACTGCCCTTACGGTTAAAGTCGCCTTCCAGTCCATGACCAATGGCTTCATGCAACAAAATGCCCGGCCAACCCGATCCCAACACCACAGTCATGGTACCTGCGGGTGCCGGACGCGCGTCCAAGTTGGTTACCGCTTGGTGCACCGCTTGCGCGGCGTAATCGCGCAATTGCGCTTCGGTAAAATATTCATAACCATGTCGCCCGCCACCGCCAGCCGAGCCTTGCTCGCGCACGCCGCCTTGCTCGGCAATGACTTGAATGGACACCCGTACCAGAGGGCGAATATCGGCGCTGAGTTGCCCATCGCTGCGCGCTACCAAAATCACTTCAAACTCGCCCGCCAAGGATGCCATCACTTGTGTAACACGTGGATCCAGTGCTTTGGCATATCCCTCAAGGCGCTCCAAGAGTTGAACTTTTTCAGCATCAGCCAGGGTAGCCAATGGATCATGTGGCACATACAGTTGCGCAGTAATCGGGCTGACGCGCAGCACCCGTTGTGCGGCCTCTTGCCCCGCGCGACCAATGGCGCGCGTGGCCAGAGCGGCTTGCTGTAATGAATGCAGATTAATGTCATCGGAATAAGCAAATGCCGTGCGCTCACCACTCACTGCGCGCACGCCCACTCCTTGCTCGATATGAAACGAGCCGGACTTTACCTGCCCTTCCTCCAAGCTCCAACCTTCCATACGGCTGTATTGAAAATACAGATCGGCGTAATCCACATCATGGGTCATCATCTGACCGAAAATGCGCTCCAAATGAGCGCTGTCTAAACCGTAGGGGCTAAGCAGCGTGGTCTGGGCGATGTCAATGGCGGTACTGGGCATTAAGTGTTTCCTATTTTGGTTTCTTGGGGGCGGTTAACCCCAAGGTGCGGTGTGTGAGGGCGGGTAAGCTTAAGCGCAAATCAGCCAAGTGAATGGGGTTTACACCAGCGATGACAATGCCAGACCCGCGCGGCAATTGGTCGAGAACCACGCCCCAAGGGTCCACAATCATACTGGAGCCATGGGTTTCACGACCGTTCTTGTGATAGCCCCCTTGCGCGGGCGCCACCACATAGGCCAGGTTTTCAATGGCACGTGCACGGATCAGTGTTTCCCAATGGGCGCGGCCTGTGGTCTCGGTAAAGGCTGAGGGGATAAAAATTAAATCCACCGGACCCATGGCACGATAGAGCTCGGGAAAGCGCAGGTCGTAGCAGATGGATAGGCCAATACGACCGAAGGGACTGTCGAAAGCCACTACTTCATCGCCCGGTTGAATGGTTTTTTCTTCTTCGTAATGCTCGGCGCCCCGCCTAAAGCCAAACAAATGAATTTTGTCGTAACGGGCTACGCAATGGCCTTCGTTATTAAACACCAGGCAACTGTTGCGAATTTTTTTGGGGTCAGACCCCGTTAAGGGGTCTGACCCCTTAACTGACCCCTTAACCGTTTTAATCGGCACCGAGCCGCCCACAATCCATACACCATAACGCACCGCGGCACGTGCCAGAAATTCTTGGATGGGGCCTTTGCCAAAATCTTCCGCTGCGTTAATTTTATCTGTTTCACGCATGCCCATAATGGCGAAATATTCTGGTAATGCCACAATAGAAGCACCTTGATCTGCCGCCATTTTAATGAGTCGACCGGCTTCAGATAGATTTGCGCCCACATTAGGGCCTGAGGCCATCTGAATGGCTGCCACGCGAAAACTGCCCGGCAAAGGACGTGCTTTACCAAATCCTGAATCAATTTTTTTAGGGGAAACGCTCATCACAGACCTCTTAACGTGTCTCAGGGTTGTTCGGAGTAGCATGATTAACAGGTGCAGCTGTAGTGGCCGCACTGACCGACTGAATCAGCGGATCATCCCAGCCACCGTCAATGGAATATTCATAAGTTAAGGCTTTATCCAATGGGTTCTTTAACAATTTCTGCAGTAGGTAAGAGGTGGCGCCTGCTACCGGCCCGCCAATTAAGGTGGTGGCTAAAGACACGCTACTGCCCACATCAGGGGACACCCGTGCACGCATTTGCGTGGTTTCTTCAGGAATATTAATTTTGCCCGATAACAATACGCGCGCTGCCGGGCCAGTCATATCAAAGTCACGGGTACTGAGCACGCCATGATCCATGACAAAATTTCCAGTGAGGGAATCAAAACCAAAACCATCCGAAAAGAAATCATGAAAGTCTAAGGTGATGCGCCGCGGCAAAGCCTGCAAACTTAACAGCCCCATCAACCGTCCGGCGCCACCGGGCTCTACTTTTGAAAACTGACCGTCGTGTAAATCTAAGGTGATCATGCCTGCGGTTTTATTTATAGCAAAATCCGTGGGGTTACCGCGCCAGGAAAGCTGGCCGCGCACATCGCCCTTGGTGTGCACCAAGGTTTTTGGGTACCCCAAATTATTGAGGAATTTTCCCAAATCAGTGGCCTTAAGCCGTACATTAAATTGTGTTTGCGTGGCAACGCCGCCCATCCAGCGCCCGTCGCCCTCAATGGTGG